GCGATGTCATGAAGGACTCCAGGTATCACGTTCGGCAAATGTCCGAGTCGGGGACAACTTGTGGGCGCTTCCGGGTGAATCTTCCGGAGTGGAGATGTGTGACACGATTTGATCGCGCCCCCCCCCCACAACTCCCACAACTCCCAAAACCAGGCAAAGATTTCCTACCTACGTTATCGTTATCGACTCTTGACACAGTTCCCTCAAATACCCCCTTAATAATTCCCCATCGGGTCTTCCTGATCGACTCCGGCCGGCATGTTCCAGTTGTTGACTGGAATCCAATCGGAATCTGATCGTAGTATTCCCAAAATCCAAATCTCTCAGAAGTGGGTGAGGTAGACAGTGCACGTTACAGAATGGCGCCCCTCACCGGGCACCCCGTAGGGACGGTCGGCAACGAAAGAGATTCCTTACGCTTCGGTTGGCTCGGCTGGTTGCTCGCTCTTAACCTTCGACTTGCTCACGTCGATTGGCTTTGGAGCTGGCTTCATTCGTAGTCGAAGCTTCAGCATTTCCAGTTTAGCGAAAGTTGAAAGTAAGAGCGCAACTTCCTTATCCCCTGCGGCATCCAGTCTTTCCATGATAACACGTTGGCCCTTAACGGCATCCTTGTAAGGTTTACTACACCACATCGTGGCATCCTACCGGGCGTCACACCGGGCGTCAAGTATCGGGCTTAACCATCATGGATTGCATAGGGTGTAGAGCGGTGCATGAAGCACTGCTCATGAAAGGACAACATGTCAAAGTGGAAGCTGCTAACGGCGTTCGTATCCCGTTCATCAATCCTCGTGGAAGGGTCAAATGAGGATGTTGAATTCAAGTTCATCAATCAAATCGAACACGAGGACGGTTCGGGGTCTTCGTTCAATGTCTCGGGTATTGATTGGAAGGATGACAAGCGCACGGTTCACATTCGGACACAGGATTAAAACATATGAGCCAATCAACAATGGTGTCGGTGTTGGATGAGGCGTCGGCTGTTGAGCTGGCCCGGCTTGAACGAGTTCGGATTGCCAACCTGAAGTGGGCTTCGTGGGGGCGGGACATCGGTCTCCAAACTGCCGAAGTGAGAGCGCGCGCGCTGAACACCGATTGGGCTTGGGATGACTACGCGATATGAATGCTGCCATCGCTGCAATCAAATCGGGCCGACCATTCGATGTTATTGACACCTATGGATGGCACATGGTGCTTTGGAACACTGGTTCGGGACTGGTGACAATCGGCATGTGGAAAGAGGGGGATAAACCAGTTATAAACGACTGGCGAAAGGAGGGTGGATGGCTGGCAAGCTGTGGCATTCGAGAACACCGGACTGGCATCGCTGCCTTCGTTCGAGACTTCGCTGTTTCTTGCCAAGGCTGGAGCATTGAGAGCTGGAATGTGGGCGGATATGGTGACTGGAAAGTGCAACCATCACCAGAAGCATAAGGTGTAGAGCTGTCCTCAGTGGCTCGGGAGCAGGGATTGATTTCCCTTTGCTCCCGGTTCACACCGGCGCGCAGCAATCAAGCGGCGTGATCGAAAGGACAGACAGTCATGAAAACAGAAACAGCAGTGACCAGCAGCAATGCCACCGAAAACATCGAACCCATTACGATGGCTACAGCTCAAAAGCCGAAGCAGTTGGGACTAATGGGCTTCATCAATGACGACATCGGCAAGGTGTTCGGCGCCAAAGTCATAAAGAATGGCAAGGGCGTGGACGTGGGCTCGAGCGTCACGATGAAGTCGCGCAAGGACATGGCGACTGCCCTCGGACTCACCGGGAAGGACAACAAGGATGCGCTCGAAAAAGCGATCTTGGGACAGTCCGATGAAGCCTTCCGCGCGGTAAAGGGTCAAGTGGCGGCGCTCGGTGCCGATTGGACGCTCGCAAAGGTGGCCCAGCGCACCCTGGGAAATGGAGTGAAACAGATCTCCATCGTGGTCAAGGAAATCAAGCGGAATACGGGACCGAGCGACGAGGCCATCGCCAAGTCACTCGGATGCACCGTCGCCGAAGTTCAGACGATGCGTGGTCGCCAAGTGGCTGCGCTCGCCGAAGCGGAAAAGAACACGGTGGACGCCTGAGGATGATCAAATCAACACCGGGGAGGACAATACTCCCCGGTATCTCTTTTATGAGCTCAAAAAACAAAAACTGCGTGTTCTCCAACACTGACGCTGACGGAAACAAATTCATGCGCGTCGTGTCGCCCTCCCAAGTTAACGTAATGATTACCGAGGAGGGCGACATTTACGTGAATGTGAACGACTCGTGCGTCTTCAGTCTCTCGAAACCATCGAACATTGTGGTAGAGAATGCGCTAGCACCCGTCAGACGATAAAAACCTATGGAAAAACAAACTGTGACCCTCGTGGTCAATGCGAAATTCTCGGACAAACAGGACGCGGCCGCATTCGCAGCCATCGCTTCCCGCCGGCTCCTGCTCATGATGGCGTCAATGGAGCGCATCACCGAGCGAGATTACGAAGTCGAGATTGAAGCGTGGGTCGGACCAGAAAAACCGAAGGACGTGACCGTGATTAAGATGAGCGACATCTCGGGAATGTTCCCGCCACCACCCGAAGAACCAGAACAGCAATCGCATCAGGAATAAAACCATCGACTGACTATTTATGAAATACAAACGATCTAAAGTAACAACTCCACTCGAGGGACTGCCACTTACAAAAGTCAGGCTGGAGGATGGCAAGGGTTACGTGGAATCACCGTGGGCTCTCAGGCTCCCAGACAATAAGGGATTTGTTCTGCAAAACCACGCCATCGCTTTCGCTCCCTGGCCGAGCTGGGGAGCCATCATTCCAACTGATTCACTCATGTTCTTACCCACCATCGACAAGCAGGAATTGGAGCTGCATCCAGAAGCCTACGACAAGGGCGTTAAGTCTGGAATGATATCACCCGACGGCGATGGGCTCGAACATCTTAAGTGGAAATAGCCCACAAAGCACGGCAGCGGAATCCGATCTCACCGCTGCCCTCTTTGACGGCAATTCAACCAAAGGAAATATGACTGAAACAAAAATAGTTAGGGCCCACCTGTGCAAAAAGCCAATCGAGAGGCTTAATTCTGTAACTCAGACCGGCAAGCCTGACTGTAAACCGAAGGGATTCTGGTATGACGTGGACGGTTCGTGGTCGGAGTGGTGCCAGTCGGAAATGCCCCATTGGATTCACGATCTCAAATACGAAGTCGATGTGAGCGCCTGCAACATGCTCCTGCTTCAGGACGCCATATCCGTGCTGCTGTTCAGCCGAAAATTTGGTGTCACCGATCAATTCAACCACACCAGCCTGGATTGGAAAGCTGTGGCAAAAGAGTTTGACGGAATCGAGATAAGTCCCTACCAGCACTCACTTCGGTTCAACGACGACTGCTCGTGGTATTACCCGTGGGACGTGGCGAGCGGGTGCGTATGGAATGTGGAAAAATTGGTGCTGAAAAGAATTTAAGATTTGCTGGCAATAACGCCAGCATTAACCAAAGGACAGACAGTGAACGAAGAACAAAAAGCGTGGGTTGAAAAAATGAAGGCATTGATCGCGACTGCGGAAACGAGCGAGCAAAAGCCGGACACACAATCCAATTACGAAACCCTCGTCGATGGCGTGCAAAACCTGGTTGACGAAGCTCCTGAGCCGTAACCGGCTTCGGTCGTGGTGTGGCGCAAGTCGCACCACGAGCGAGGCAGATTGCCTCTGGCGTTGAATGAATCAGCGCCACATGAAAGGGCAGAAATGAACATCCAAATCAGCGCCGCCTCGCTTCGTCGAGCCGCGGACATTAAAGACCAGATCGAAGCACTTCAAAACGAGTTCGATGGAATTTTAACTGGAGACATCAGCAAGTTGCCAAACCCACTCCAGCTTCCACTGCCCAGAAAACTCAGAGCATGGACCCCTGAACGACGCTCGAAATTCAAACGCACGATGCGACTGAAGCGCCAAGGACTAAAGTAAAAACGCAACCGTTGCGTATTTGATTCCTCCACTGTGGCCGGCGAGTCTGGCCACACTGGAACAATCACGTTCCAAAAACAAAGGACAAAAAATGCCAAAGTCAGCATCAAAACCAAAATCGTTCTCCCGATTGGGCGCCGCCGAGAAGCGCATCGCCATCGCGAACGACATTCTCAAGCAGATAAAAGCCCATAAGTATGACATCCAGAAAGGCACGTGGCTGGAAGTTGACCCGGCTGGAAACGAATCTCCGGGAGCTGGGGAAAATAATTCCAAGATTATCCAGGCCGCGTTGCTTGGTGGAAGAAAGACGATTGTGATTGATACTCCGGCTGCGAATTGCACCTGTTGTGCGGTGGGTGCCGCGTGCGCTAGCGCCATCCGACTGTTCAATCAGGACACTATCCCAGGAAGCATTGAGAAAGGATTCGAGATGGATGGTTACGACGAGGGAATGAAGATTCTCGAGAAATACTTTCCGAAGGCCCAAGTGGACTTGTTGGAAGCTGCGTTTGAGCAGCGCACCGATTCACATCACAGGAATGCCAAAGACGAAAGTTTGGGAAAGGCAGTCTTTTTTGGAAATTATGAAGATAACGACACAGAGCGCCTCGTCGCCATCTGCAAGAACATCATCAAAAACAAGGGCACGTTCAAGCCATAGTCTCACACTCCGGTGATTTCACGTGAGTCCCCGGACTGTGGCGCTAAAGCCACGAACAAATGAAAGGACAGAATCATGTCGGCAGCCAAAGATAAGGCGTCCGTGTTCGAGCAGATCGAGCACGGCGACGGGGTTATCATTCACTGGACGGTGGTCCATCCCACTGGTCAAGTCATGTGCGCCACCATTCAGAAACCACCGAAGTTCGTTATCAAAAAGAATCCCCATCATGTCAGAAAAAATCACTTCGCTCGGTGAGATTCTCACTGAGGATCAATGTAAGGAAGTCACCCGCATCCTAAATGAATCGCTGGACGATTTTGAAAAAGGAAAGAAGCTGAAGCTGTATTTCCACTCGTTCCAGAGTGAATTGGAGGCCAAGGGCGTGGACGCGGGATATTTGGCGTATGCGGTTTTATTCCAGATTCATGGCCGAAAAAATGGAAATCATTGATTGAAAACTATAAAATTAACACAAGGAAAGGAGGCAATCGTCGATGACGATGATTTTGAAAGACTCTCCAAATTCAAGTGGCACTTCACCGGGAGATATGCCGCGAGAAAGGTTGACGGGTTGTCACACCACATGCATTGGGACGTTATTGACTGTCCTTATGAAATGGAGCGAGACCATAAAAACAGAAATAAGTTGGATAACCGAAAGTCCAACCTGCGTCTCTGCACCAAGTCTCAAAATCAAATGAACCGAGAGCGTTTATCCAACAATACTACGGGAGTAAAATGTGTTCACTGGCATAAAGGCGCCAAAAAGTTCATCGTCCAGATCACTAAAGACGGAAAAAGGGATAAGGTTCGATACTTCAAAAAATTGGCCGAGGCCAAACAGTATGCTGAGGAAAGGATAAAAACTCTCCACGGAGAGTTCGCAAAGTATTGACAACTAGCGTTGGCCGGTTCAAAACAGTGAGCCGGCCAAGGCCAGTCTTCAAACTGGTGACGAGCGATACGTCAAACGGAGCGAACTGCTCCTATCGCACACAACGAAAGAAAGACAGAAAAAATGAACGCAGATCAAGTTAAAGCCTACGTCAATACCCAAGTCACCGCACTCGCTGACCGTCGTATCAAGCCGCTGATTCAGTCCGTGAACGGTGAGCTGGAAACGCAGCGTGTGAACAACGCGCGGAAGTCCGCGATTGATGCCGAGAACGCGGAAAGCGACAAGCGCATCGCGGTGCTCCAGCAGGAAATCGGCAAGGCGCAGGCTGAAGTGAACGACCTGGCCGTGAAGCTGGCTGAAGCGACCACGGTTGCGGTCAACACCGGCGCCGGCACTCAAGCAGCTCTGTAATTCGAGCCGCATAAACCAACCAAAACCTGAACAAAGGATTATCAAATGTTCAAATGCAGAGTTAAATATGGAGTGGACGTGGAACCTCTCGAGAGTTCCTCGCCCATCACCATCGGTTCCATCCGACGCGACGAAGACCTTCGTGCCCAACTGGGCTACGGCGACAACGTGAACCTCATGATTAACGGGGTCACGATGCCGGACGAGGCCATCGTTCCGCCGGACGCAGAGGTGCTTGTTGAGACCGCTGCGAATACGAAAGCCAACGAGCTCGAACTCGTGGCGGCGTAACGAAAACAAAAATAACTCCGGCCGTGGGGCGAAACCTTGCGGCCGGTTTTTCCATTTAAAAAGGACAGATTATGCCAATTGTAAAAGCAGAATGGGCGATCAGCGCCGACGGTAGAATGGTTCGTCGCTCCGTCACGGAGGACGAAATCGACCCTGGAGAAGCGCTTGGAAAAGCGTTCTCATCCGGTGCGATATTAAAGGTCAAGAATATGTTCACGATGCCTGGGTGTGGCGTGGTGAATGTGTCCATCGACCCGAAGGATAGCACACAATACTGGACGATTCCGCTGGCGGAGATCGTCTTCAAAAGCACGTTCAAGGCTTCCGGTGAAGGCGAGGACGCCCAACTGGTTCCCACGTTCGCGAAGTCGGACCCGAAATTGTCGATTGCATGGAATGTTGAGCAAGCCCTGGCTGGCCGCGACACTCCACTGATTCGATTCGTCGCTCACGTTGCATCGGGACCTAGCGGGGCTCGAGTGCTGAAGCAGTATCTATTCGCCTTCAGCAAAGATGGAAACGCCTACCGGATGCCGATGGCGAACATCTATGACACGGGTGAGATTTGCAACGGGGAATACAGCTCAGTCTCTCCAACCGCGTTTGAGTCGGTGGAGAAGGCCATCGCCCAGTTCCGCAGCGCGCCGTATAACACGGATTTGTATTACGGAGACGACAACGGAATCACTTCCAAATTCTTCCACTTCAAGCCTCTCAAAGATGGATTTCAAACTCTGCCAATCGAAGGTGAATGGTGGAGACTTTGTAATAAGGTATCAACCGCAATCCTTAAATACATCGTGCTATGAGCCAACCAAATCCAGAACTGGTGGAGGCGCTTAATAGTGCCGTCTATCGAATTGATAATCGGACTGCCATTGAGGATTCCTTGAAATCAGGAATACTTCAAATCCAAGACGAGATAGGGAGGGTTGTCTTTGGACACACGGCCACGGCCGTCCTTCTCATAATGTCTACATCGGTAAGGACTCAATACATATCAATGCACGATCTGGAATTGTTCGATGCCATCATTTATCGCACTAGAGAAAGGATGAACAGCGATCTCACTAAGCCGAATCCGGCCGTGACAATCGTCGGCGTCCTTCAACGAAATCGGGACACACAAATAATCGTATGAAAGGAAATATCTATATCATTGGATGCGGAGGCGTTGGCTCCTGGTTGGTGCCAGCTCTCACGCTGCTCACTTCACCGAAACTCATCACCATGATCGACGGCGACACGCTCGAGAGCAAAAACCTCGACCGTCAGTTGTTCAATCAAAAGGATGTGGGTCGGAACAAGGCCGATGCACTCGCTGAACGCTACCAGTGCCAATCAAGACCGGAATGGTTTTGTGAGGGACTGCTGGAGTTCCGCCAAAGCGATTGGATAATCGTCTGCGTGGACAATCACGCCGCTCGTCGAGCTGCGCTCGGTGAGTGTGACCGTCACGAGTGTCGCGCCATCTTCGCGGCGAACGAGACTCACTCCGCGGAGGCGTATTACTACGAGTCTGCGTGGAAGGAGACAAAGATCGACCCGAGGGTTTACTTCCCCGACATCCTCACTGACCATAGTGGCGACCCGAGATCCCGGTCGGCCGGTTGCACCGGCGAGGCTCAGAAGGCGAACCTTCAGCTCGTCACGAGTAATTCGCTGGCCGCTTCACTGGCCGGTCATCTGTTTGCGCTCTGGCATTTGAAGGCTGACAAGTTCAGCGAAAAGACCAGAGGCAGCCTGCCGTATCGCCTCGTGGCGAACATGACCAAGCTGGAGACATTCAAAATCTCCGACGCCCTTAAAACAACCGAACCAGAAACCGAAATGAAAGGACAGCAAGATGAGTAACGAGTTTGATAATTGGGAGGATGAGCCCCCGGAGCCTATTACGAATATATATACTCCCGACCCCCTGCCACCACCGGACAATGGTGACTTGTCGCTCGCACGGTCTCTCGCCGAACAGGTGTCGGAGACCATCACTCGAATCGACAATATCGTGAACTCTGACCCTGGCGCATCACCACCGCCGGAACTTCCAAAGGAAGACCCGGCCGCGAATCCTGCGGTGGTCGCGCAGGTTCAGAAATGCACGATTGACAGAGTGCTTCCGACCAGCGTCATCAACCTCATAAAGGTGGCTCCCCAGAACAACACGGTTCGCGCCGTGATTCTGGCTCACCTCAACATCACAATCCCCGATGACTGTGTGTCATATGCACAGATCAAGAAATGGATTGAGTTTAACTACGACCCACCAGAGCTTCCAGGTTGGCCGTCGCCAGCCCCAGCAAGCCCACGTCCGGTCAGCGTAGCGCCGAGACCGTCCTATTTAAGCATCTCGTTTGAGGCGGCCCAACCCGAGTCAGGAACGGCTGATTACTCGGTAGTGATGAGAGGTTCCGGAAGTGTGGAACTAACGGAGCAGGACATCATCCGAGAAGCAGATGAGTCCGATACTTGGGAGGATTTCATGGATAGCATTCGTGATCTCATGGATGACAGTATTAGCAATAATGTTAGCTGGATTGCCGTTCCTGAGCCAGATCAAATCGACGGGGGCTATGAATACTCAAACCACGAAGCCAGTGACAATGACGAATTCAATTGGAGCTGGAACCAGCGCGAGGTTAAGGCAAACTTGAGAGTTCTTCTGGACAGGATTTCTCCGGGAACCACTTCTCGGTTGGATTCGGAAGGTTAGGGCGATTAAAAAACCAAAACAAAAAGAAAGGACAGACTCAGTGAAAATGAAACATGATAAAAATAAGAAGGTCATCTCCGAGTCGGAGGAGATCGATGGACTATTCGAGTGCTCGTTCGAGCACAAGATCGAGAAAACGTCGGCATCTCTGACATGGGTGGGGCCGAATATACCAAAAGAGGAATGGCAGCGAGTTCTGGCGTTCTTCAAATGGACTTACGATACCTACAAAAGCGAGTCGCAAGTTCGCCTCTACGTCAACGTGCAGGAGCAGACGTGGGCTGCGTGGGCATATCCCCAGGAAGCCAAGAGCGGAATGTCGGCACGTGAAGTCGTGAACGATGAGTCGAAAAAGCAACGCGAGCAGTTCGATGCGACGTGGCTTTACTTCGGCACGGTTCATCACCATTGCTCAATGAGCGCATTCCAGTCCGGCGTGGATTTGGAAAATGAAAAAGGTCAGGATGGAATCCACATCACCGTGGGAAAGATGGATGAGAAGCTGCACGACATTCATGCGCGATTCTATCGAAAGGGGCTGTGCTTCGAGCCGGACCTGAGCTGGTTCTGGGATACTGGCGACATCATGGCCGAGTGTCCGGTGCAGTTCCAAAAGTTCCTTCCGAAAGACATTCGCAGCATCACGGCACGTCGTCAGATGTGCGAACCATCGACGGTTCCATTTCCCGAGATCTGGAAATTGAACATGATCGAGATCAAGAAACCGGAGGTGTCGGCCTCGCCAAGCATGTTTCCCGACTATCACTCCAATTCAAACACTCACTCGACGTTTTCGTCCGAGACAGTTCCACTATGGCAGAGGGCGCGGGCGGCGTGGAAGGAGATAGTCTTCGAGATCAAGCATTCTCAATTCGAGCTCGAGGAAGTTCAGGATGCCATGAACGACCTTTCCCTGGGGGCTCACGAAGTTATTCTCAAGGCTTGCCTGCATCATAAGTGCGATGTGGATGACTTGGAACGCGAGATGCCGAATTTCGCGAGTGAGATTATCGCAGCCGAGTTTGAGGAGCAGTCGATACCAGCTCCAAAGGCTATCGGAGCTGGAGATAAACCCTCAATCACCGACGCTCCCTCAACTGAATCCATGCCGGGAGACCCGGACTGGAGCGGTTACGGTGGGGGGTGATTGACGAACGTGATAATGTTCCAATCGAAAGAGACACTACGGTTTAGGAATTAACAAATCTGGGGTTGCGAGAATCATGTTGCTACTTACGTGGCATGAGGCGTTCTGTCCCGCCCGAAAACTCGCAACCCCGCTTAATTTCATTGTGATATGACAGTCGAACAGAGACGTGCCTACGCCAAAGAGTATCGAATCAGGAGAAAAATCGAAGGCCGGCCGCTCAAAAATTCCAAGAGCTCCCCAAAGACCAAGGCGCACTCCAGACGAAATAAAAGGCGCTGGCGTTCCCGCCCCGAAAACAGAGCAAGAGAACTGCGGAATTTCTCACGATATTGGCGCACGCCATCACTCCGAGTGAAGATGCGCGCCCGCCGTATCGCGAGAGACGCTGCAAGAAACGGCACTCTTTCTAAATCCCCATGTCAGGAGTGTGGCAATCCAATAGTGGAGGCGCACCATGACGATTATTCCAAACCACTTCAAGTGACGTGGCTCTGCAAATACCACCACGCCGAAACACACAAAACAAAATGAACGAACAAGATGCAATCCCAGTTGAATCGTCCGCAGTGCAGCTCCGCGACCCAGCCCTTCCACCGCCAGCACCCGCAGCCCCCACGACGCCGGCCCAGGCTCGCGTGGACGCAGTGGCCAATCTGACGCTGAAGGCGTATGAGCGCGCGAGCATGTTGAACCTAACCCCGGAAGAATGCGCGGCGCTGAAGGCCGACTTTCCGGATGAAGCGTTCAAGCCGGGAGCCGGCGGAAAAGAAAACCTGATCTACATCGAACACGCTTTTTTGCGTGATCGGTTGAACAACGTGTTCGGCTTGGGCCAGTGGGCAATCGTTCCCCGCAGCCGATGGGGTGAGGACTTCAAAACATCCACCGGAGATGACGCAACCCGAATTTACGTCGAAGCAATGTTGCTCGTCCGCGGCTGTTTTGTGGCAGAGGCCGTCGGCGACATGGTTTACTACAAGAAAAACCAGACCCAGAATTATGGTGACGCCGTGGAGGGGGCAAAAACTGCCGCCCTACGTCGGTGTGCCAAGGAACTCGGAATTGGACTCCAAGCGTGGAAAAAAGACTGGTGTGCCGGGTGGTGGGAACGGGAAAGCGAGAGGCGCCGAAGTCCACGCAATGCCCCAGGACGGTCTGGAGGGTCTCAAGACACCACCCAGCGTCCAAACGCAGCGCCAGCCCCCCAGCCCGCTTCAAGGCCAGCGGCCAGAACTGAGGATGTTGCGCCCCAAATGGCACCCCCGGCGCAGGCGGACAAAGATCAGCGGTTCCGGTTCCTCGCCGCTCTGTCCGATTACAGGACATCTGCCATGCAATACTTCACGGCGAATGGGTGGCTAACCGACACGCAGGCCTTGGAAGACCTGCCGAACCAATACGTGCCGACGGTCAAAAAGCAGTATGACTCGATCATGGCGGAGCTGAAGGCGTTCATGGATGGCGACCGTCAGCCGGACGTGCTCTGGTGGAAGGCTGTTTGCGTTCCATTCGGTGCCCAGCAGGGAACACCCATCGGAGAGCTAGATAAAAAGAAGCTCTACGGATGGGTGAAGAATTACGAAGTCGAGGAGAGCTACAACGGCGTGCGTAAGCCGGACGCTGAAATTGAACTCATGAAGAACTTCCGGCTTGCACTGGATGCAGCCGAAGATCACTACGATTTTTGAGCCGGAAATTAAAACCAAAAACCAAAAAAGGGACAATTATGAGCAGCAAACCAAGATCGGAAATACGTCAGGTTACACCCGAATGGGCAATGGAAATACTGGAAAAGCATTCAAGGTCTCAAGTGGACGGGAAGTTCCGTCAACGACTATTGAACGAACGAACGGTTAAAATTTATGCAATGGATATGAAAGGTGGAAATTGGTCCCTGACAGGCCAAGGCATCTCATTTGACGTTGATGGCAATCTACTCGACGGCCAACATCGCTTAGCGGCTGTAGTTAGGAGTGGTGTGACGATCTCAATGATTGTCCTGTGGGACCTTCCAGAGAACGTGAACAAAAGCCTTAAAACCATAGATACCTTTGATATTGGTCGTAAGCGGGCATTGGGGGAGCAGCTAGGAATCAACGGATTTATGTATAGTTCCTCCATAGCCAGCGCCTCTAGAATACTCGCGCTAATGGTGACTAGTTTTGGCGACCGAGCGATGAGCAACCCACAGGGAATGGCGGTGGCGAACCTTATGAAGAATCACTTCGTCTCCCTCATTGAAATACTGGGTGCCAACCACGCGCCTTCCCAGAAATACTCTGGAAGGATACTCGCTCCATTGGCGCTTCTAAGAACTGTCGAACCCGACACGGCAGACTTATTTGCCACAGAGTTTAACGAGCTGGCCAATTTACCCAAAACCAGCCCAGTGCTTCAGTTCCAGAAGTTCATTGAAAGGCCGACACATTTGGAAGGCGGGACAGCCAATCAGCAACGCACCGTGTTGGCGCTTTCGAGCGCACTGTTCTTTTACTGCAATGAGAAAAAGGTGGAGCAGATACGTGGAAATAAAGAGCACTACGAGTGGCTGCTGAAGACATGCAGGAACGCGGTGTCTAAAATCCGTGAGGTGGCTGGCATAGTATTTACTATGGAAGAACTGAAGAATAAATAAAACAATACCCATCTTGTAAAAACCAAAGGACAGAAAATGATAAGCATGGACGACATGGATAAGATCAAGAGCGGGGCTGCCCGGCTGATTGACGTGATCGGATTGAACGCTCCTGACGAAGTGGTTCGTCACGAGATTAATCTGATGCGCCAGTTGGCGGGTCAGCCGACAGAGAATCAAAAAGTCATCTTCAAAAACGGTCCACTCCCGCCAAATCCTGACGGCAGAAACTATGAGAGGGCTGAATGGGCTGGCTTGGCACTCAGAGCGTTCATGGACCGAACCGGAACCGACATCGAGGATGTGGTTGCGGACTTTCTGGACGACTTAATGCACTGGTGCGACCGCAATGATGTCAGCTTTCAGCACGAGTATGAAAGAGGACGTGGAATGTATCGAGACGAAACTTCACAGGAGGTGCTGTTTTGAAAAAAATAAGATGTGAGGGCTGGAGGAGGTATGGAGCCTTCCAGCTTGGAGGGACAGGGTGGAATCAGTGCAAATCAAATTCTACAGTGACCGCTGAATTCACCAATCCTGGAGAGAAACCAAAGCGACTGCCTTCTTGCGACCACTGCCTTAAGGAGGCCCAGACCACCACAGGCATGAAAGTCAGTAAAATAAAACCTATCAAATGAAAATCACACAATGGTTTAAGTCGCGTGCAGCGAAGAAGGCTGCGGCGAAGGAGGCTGAAATCCTCCAGAAAGAGGCCCTCAAAAAAGAACGCAATGAGAGGCTTAGAGCGGTGACAGTGAGCGTTAAAGAAAAGCTCATCGGTGGAGGATTCCTGCCAATCGAGTGGGTGAATTACAACGCCGATGCGAAATATGCCAAGATTCACGCCACCTTCAGCGGTCGAGTATTCCTGGTGACTATTTATCCGGGCGGTGGAATTAGGATTGTTCCTGAGAATGGAAAAGAATGAAAATCACAAATAAATTCGGTTTGCCCGAGCCGCTAGTTCGGGCAGTCAGTCACTCGGTTTACGACAAAGGCGGCGCTGACTTCAGCGTCACCGAGCTCGTCAAACCACCGCGCATCTCTGCGCTGGAAATAATCCACAAAGACGAACTGGAGGAAGACGCCAGTGATCGGTTGTGGCAACTCATGGGCAGCGCTGGTCACGAAGTTCTCCGGCGATCATCGAACGGAGGAATTGTTGAGGAGCGCTGCATCGTCGAGCTCCAGGGGAAGAAAATCTCCGGCCAGATCGATTACTGCGAACCCGACAAAGCCATCGACGATTACAAATTCACTTCACTATGGGCGGTGAGGGACGGCGTGAAGCCGGAGTGGGAGCAGCAGCTCAACTGCTACAAATATCTCGCTGACGCCTATGGTGTCGAAGTGAAGGAGTTGAGAATCATAGCGATCTTCCGAGATTGGAGTGTGGCTGAAGCATCGCGCGACAAATCATATCCCCAGTCGCAGGTTCGGGTGCTGCCCGTTCGCATCTGGGAAAAGAACATGACGGAGCTGTGGATGAGCAACCGGATGGCGCTACACATCGCTGCCCGGAACGGACTGCTTCCCCAATGTGCCCCCGACGAAATGTGGGAGCGGCCGGAAAAATACGCGGTGATGAAGAAGGGAAATGTGAAAGCGTCCAGAGTTCTCGCCACAAAACTGGATGCCGGCCAATTCATCGCGTCCCAAGCCAGTCCGTCAGCTTACTCAATCGAAGTGCGTCCTGCCGAGAGGCCGCGCTGCGAGAATTATTGCTCAGTATCTCAGTTTTGCGAACAGTTTAAACAATGGAAAGGACAGAATCATGGACAGACGACAGCAGTATGAAGATGCGTGGACAAAATTATTGTCCGCGCGCCGGATTGGAAGATTGGAATACATCCAGAAGTGCGCCGAAGAATTATCCAAGGCCGCACTCGAACTGGAAAGATCGGCAAGCCAGCACTTTCCGTGCAGTCACTTCATGGTGGCTAACGGTCACTGCATGGGATGTGGCGAAAAGATCGAACGCAGCTTCCACCAGAACAAGGAGGTAAAATAATATGCCAAGACAAGCAGGACCGACTCGAGTTCAACAAATCATGGAGCTTCACACAGAAATCGTGGGCAGCGCCAGAGCGTCTCTGGAAAAAGCAATCCAGGTGGGCGAGCTCATCGCCGCCATAAAGAGCGACCTTCCACACGGACAGTTCCTCGGCTATTGCGCTGAAGAACTCCCCGGATTGTCCAAGCGGACGATTCAGAATTACATGAAGGTCTTCAACAATCGGGAGTTGTTAACCGCTCAAGAGATTACCGACCCCGCGGCGGCTTACCGGGCGCTGGCGGCTCCACGGCCGACGCCGGCTGAACGGATGACAACCGACACTCCGCAACCGGAGGTTCCAAATACGCAACGGTTGCGTATTCAGGAGGACGAGCGTCCACCGCTGGTCCCACCACCGAACCGACCACCCCCGATCATGCCGGACATCTACGACCATACCGGAGCGGTCATTCGCGGAGCGGCTCTGGTTCACTGGAATCGCTCCCAGGAAGTGCGCGACATGCTCACCAGCCTAAGCAACATTCGCGTCCGGATGGAGCAGGCGGAGGCCGAGAAGGACAAGATGTATCTCGAGGTGAATATGTCCCAACTGCTCGCTGACTTGTCGAACGCATTCCAGTTCCTAAAGATCGGTTTGCCGTTCGCGGTGTGTCCAACGTGTCAGGGACTCGCGCTCAACCAGTGCCGAACCTGCCAGGGAAAGGGAATGGTCAGTGAGTTCTACTGGAAGCACAAAGTCCCCAACGAGGTGAAGGAACTTCGACAGAAGGCGCTGGTGAATGGGGAGGCGAAATAGTGAAGGTAAATTTGATATGCAAGTTGTGCGGAGCAGAATTCAGCGTTAGGCCATATCGGGCTCTCACCGCAAAGTTCTGTTCCGCACTTTGTAGGAATCGCGGCAATGGGAAATTCAATGCCGATAAGATAGGAAACACCAGGCGTGGACGCGGGGCTGGAAGGGGATATATAAAATTCCACGGTCGTCACCTCCACAGAATTGTGGCTGAGATAAAAATCGGGAGACCGCTTCGCCCCGGCGAGATCGTCCATCATAAAGATGAAAATAAAAGGAACAATTCAGACAAAAATCTGGATGTCACCACCCAGTCAAAGCACATCGAAATGCACCGTAAGAAAATGAACGACAGGCGGTGGCCGTCATGAAAATGAGGGACTACCAGTCCGACTGCACGGATTGTATTTTTGAGGCGTGGGACCGAGGGGTTAATTCAGTGCTCGGCGTGTTGGCCACCGGGCTTGGGAAAACTTGCATCATCTCTGAAGTCATCAAGAGAATCCAGCCCGCGCGGACCATCGTACTCGCCCACCGCGACACGCTGATCTATCAAGCGCGTGACACCATTCGAGAATTCACCGGGCTTGAATGTGAGATCGAGATGGCCGACCAAAAGGCCAACGACTCAATCTTTAGTAAAGTGCCCGTCATCATCAGCACCATCCAAACCCAGAACGCCGGATTCAACGGTGGTCGAATGAAGAAATTCAATCCGAACAGTTTCGGATTACTGGTGGGAGATGAAGGCCACCACTTTCCCGCCCCGTCTTTCAAGAAGGTTGTCGATTACTACTTCCAAAATTCCAGCATGAAGATGCTGGGGATGACGGCGACCCCTGACCGCGCGGACAACGAAGCGCTCGGTCAAATCTTCAAAGAGACGGTTTACGAATACGACATCATAGACGGAATCATGGATGGGTGGCTGGTGCCCATCGACCAGATGATGATTCCCGTTCAGGGGCTCGACTACTCACACATCGAGACGACTGCCGGAGATCTGAATCTCGGTCAGTTGTCTGAGGTAATGGAGGACGAGGACACAGTGCAGAGAATGATTCAGCCGACTCTAGAGGTGTCATCGGGACTGCCCCTGCACCGCCTGGATTATTCTCCAGTGAGTGATTGGGCATCAGTGATCGTGAAGCACGGAAATCCGAGGCGGACGCTGGTGTTCTGCACGAGCGTCATTCAGGCCCAGAGGTTCGCTGAGATCATGAACCGGGTGAAACCAGGCATGGCGGCGGCGGTGTGGGACAAGGTTCCCAAGGGTGAGCGGCGTTCAATGTTTGAGGAGTTCAAAAATGGAACACTTCAGGTTCTCGTGAACGTCGGCATCTGCACTGAGGGGTTTGATTGTCCAGAAGTGGAAGTCGTCGTCATGGCGCGTGCCACAAAAAGCCGCAGCCTTTACACCCAGATCATCGGACGTGGAACTCGTCCGCTCCGTAAACTGGTGGACGGAATCGAAACCGCCAACGCTCGTAAGGAAGCCATCAACGCCTCCTACAAAAAGGGATTACTGGTTTGCGATTTCGTGGGCAACAGCGGCCGGCATAAGCTGATTACCGTGGCGGATATTCTCGGTGGTCGCGTGACTGACCGAGTGCTGGCGCTGGCGAAAAAGAAGGCGCTGGAAAAAGAAGATGTGTTCCGAGTTTCTGACTTGCTGGAGGACTCGGAGGAGATCATAAAGAAGCGAATTGATAGAGCGAAACGAGACTCGGAAGGTCGGAGGGGCAAGATCGTGGCGCGGTCTAAATTCACTACGGTCAAAGTGGACCCGTTCGATGCTTATGATATTCAGCCGGCGCGCGCTCGCGGCGACACCATTGGAAAGAAGCTGAGTGAGAAACAACAAGGCCTGCTGCGTCGGGCAGGTATCAATCCTGACGACTACGAATACCCTCAAGCTAAGCAGTTGTTTGTCGAGACGATGCGTCGTTTCAAGAATCGACTGGCTGGCCCTGGAACCTGTAACACGCTGAAGAAATTCGGCTACGAAACCACCAACATGACCAAGAAGGAGGCTGATAGACTCATGAACGAACTGCGTAGTAATAACTGGAAAGTGCCACCTAAAAAATCACCAATCGACCCGGACATTTAATATGGAAATACATCAGATAAAAACGATCACCGGAGAGTTTGAGCAATACATGTCGGATTCCTACGAGGGGCAGGAGGTGTCCCCTCAACAACGCGAAGAATGTCGTAAGGCTTTTTTCTGTGGGGCGTTGGCGTTGATGAGCAAAATGGAATTGATCGGAGATATTATGCCCGATGCCGCCGCCATTCCCGTGATTCAAATCATTCGTAAAGATGTTATATCAACGTGCCAAAAATTCGCACAGAATCACTGTGAAAATACCACCGAAACGCCATCCAACAACTGAACCATGACCACCAATCGATTCACTTCCCGCGAGCAGATCATCGCGAAGATCGACAAGTTCACAAATAAAGCCAAGGGACATCGAGAAAATCAACGTCAATGTTATCTGGCTGCTGCAAACATACGGGACACCGCCCGTCGATGTGAAGACTCTGCGATGTTGTCACTATCTGTCCGCAAAGACAGTCTTGGAGATGTCTGGGGAAAGAAGGCGGAACGACTCGAGACCAAAACGCTCGCTTCTTTGAAACGTAAGTTGTCCGAGTTTGACACCCAGACAATTCCGGGAATCACTGACGACAAAACTGTGGAGGGAATCTGATATGTCGATGCATCGAGTCACCAGATCTAAGCCGTGCCCCATTTGTCAAAAGGATTCGTGGTGCTTGGTCGGAAAGAGTACTGCGATCTGCATGAGGACCACCAGTGAGCGACCCAAGGACTTCAGGGGTGGTGAGCGTGGATGGGTTCACCCATTGGATGGCAGTTACGTTCCGGCTTACAGAAAACCGGAGCGACAAATGCCGGTCATAAATGTTCGCAGTATTATGGATCGCTACCTTGCAAACACAAACTCGCGCGATCTACTTGCACTCTCTCAAAAATTGGGAGTGTCGCGCGATTCACTTGTTGACTTGGAATTCTGTCGATCACGATGGAACGACGCTTGGGCAGTGCCAATGCGGGATGGAATTGGAAACTACATCGGTATTCGTATCCGTCACGAGAGCGGTAAGAAGTGGTCCGAGCTCGGATCGCACTCGGGTATTTTTATTCCCAAGTCGAGGCCGAAGCCGCTGGCGTTAATCGTCGAAGGTCCAACCGACTGTGCGGCGGCGCTCACGCTGGGGTATTACGCCATCGGTCGGCCGTCATGCTCTGGCGGGGTTCAGCACCTTGTCACGGCGATTGGAAAACTGAGGACTCAGCGTGCGGTAATAGTGGCTGACAACGACAAGCCGGGGATTGAGGGCGCCAAGATGCTTCAGGAGTTCCTGCCAATTCCGTCGTGTGTGATCGTTCTCCCCGTCAAAGACATAAGGGAATTCGTGAAGATGGGCTCCAACAAAAAGATGCTCGAAGATATTATCTCGAGCGTTACTTGGTCGGTTCCTCCGATACCTTCTGTGCCAGATTCATCATCATCCCGTTAGCAATGTCCATGCGCTCCTGAGCAGCCTGATACCACAAGTCCCACTGCTCAGGAGTCATTTCCTTCATCATCGCTTCGTCGCCTTTCTTCGTTCCAGTGAACGGAGAATCCTTCCACGCTTCAATTCTAGTGGCCACGTCCCTAGGCTTCCGGGTCTTCAAAAGCTTCTCAACGGCCATCTGGCCTCCCCGTTGGTCGCCACGGATGATCGCGCTCCGGAGCATCTGGTAATCAGATTCCGGGAACACCTCCGACGTGCGGCGTTTGTATTGCTCGCGCATCGCCGGGTCAGGGCTGTTCTGCATCCAGTGGTCAGCCAATCTTCCAAACTTAGCCATCGCACTGTCGGCTCGCGTGTGACTGATGCCAGCCAGTCCGAGACCGAACTCTTTCAGGCTTTTCTTTCCGCCCAAAACATTTCCCCCTTCTTGGATGGGAGAGACTTGACTTGCCGCAAACGAGCCAAGGTCTTTCGCTGTGTCCTTGCCGAGTGATCGGTCGTAAACCGGCAATCCCGTCCGGAGATTTCGGTTGAACAACAATTCAGCGGCCGCAATCGGAACCGGGGAGGGAGTCACGATGGACTGCAATGCGGCCTCGGGAGTTTTCTTTCCTCGGGCCACGTCCAAAATGTTCTGCGGTGCCGTTGCGGAACCAGCGCGGCGCATCTTGTAACCTTTCGACTTCATGATCTCGTTGATAACGGAATCAATCGCGGGATACATGACGGCCATCAGGAAACCGATGGTGGCGACTCGGCCAAGGCCGTCCACCCGCTCGCGCATCGTGCTGCTTGGACTGAGAATTTCTTTGGCCATCTCACCGTATGAGCGCAGCGCGCCGTAGTGGTAGTGGCCCCACAGAGAGAGCATCGGGTTCTGCATGACGTGAGAGATCAGCCTGGAATTCAGGACGCGCGGCGGAACGCGGTAGTTCGGCATGTGTTTTCCAACCTCAGTGATCGCGTCTTCCAGCGGGAGCCCGGTGCGGCGCATCGTCTCACGAATAAGTTGGAGGGTGAGGATTTCATTGGTGCCCCACGTCAGCGAATCACCGAACGCTCGCACCATCCGGAGAGGATTAATGTAACCGAGCCCGCGCGCCAATTTTCCAGCCACCGTTGGAGTGGTGTCCAACTCCTTTTTAAGAAGGTTCATCACCTCGGCGTTCATCTTTCCCATCCCGCGCATCAAGGGGGCGCCGGCACGAAGGGCTTGATCGCGGAACCGGCTTCGAGTCATCACGTCATTCATGGCCTCGACGCCGCTCTTGAACATGCGGTCGTAGCCGCCGGGCTTGGCCCACTCAGCCCCGCGCGCGGTGAACCAGTGAGCTAGAAGGTTCGGCTCGTGGACGAATGGGTTCCAGGTGAACAAAGCGTTTCGCAGGAAACTCGTCAGATGACTGACGTATTTCATCGGCAGTGACGGCCCTTTCTGTTCGGCAGCGAACTGATCGAGCACGTCAGCGGTGCGCGGTTCAATGCGGAGCCCGCGGAATTGTGGAAGGTCCACGGTGCGCCAGTCTTCCGGCACGTTGCGCTCATTCACGGAGCGGGATACTCGTTTGAAATCACTGGAGTCTTTCAACTGGGTGAGGAAATTGTTCGCGCGAGAAATCTGCTTCAGCTTCAAATTCTGAGTGATAATTCCCGACATCGGCTCTTTGTAGTAGCGCGTGTTGGTGTTTTTCTCGATCTCACCCACGGTGGCGTCAGTCACCTCCCATTGATTTCCAGCCTTGTCGGTCCAGAAACGAGGCTGCTCAAATACTGGGCTCGGGTAAGCGTCGTTCACGCGAACGTATTCCTGGTTCAGATCGTTCAACTTTCCGTCGATGGCCTTGATCTGGGCGGCATTCTGGGCGGCCGCTTCAGGTGTGGCGGAGAGTTGACGCTTCTTGGACTCGAGTTGGTTCTCCACTTTTCCGAGCGCGTCCAATTCCTGCAACCTGCGGGCCTCCACGATGCGCTGGGTTCGCTTCTGAACCTCAGTGAGCGGCTTCACTTCCAAACTTTTCGGAGGCATGTTTCCCAAGAGCTCGGCCTTCCCGTTTTCGTAGGCAATCACCTTCGTACGTTCCCCCGTCCCCACCAATGCCACCAGCCTCCGGTTTCCCTCAGCATCCTGAACGGCCTTGAACACCCGGCGTTTGAAAAAGCTGGCGCTCTGGCCAAGGACGGAGCCCTCAGTCACTCGCTGCTTCACACCACGCGCCAAACGGGAATACAACGAGTGCGTGTCCTGAACGATACGACCAAGGTAGGTGGAGTCGCCAACCGGCACGCCAGCCTTCTGGAGATCGGAATACATCTTCTGATTGTCATGCAATAGCGGCTCCAGGAACGTCTCATACATCGCGTGTTGAGCATCGGTCAGCTTGATGTTGCTCTTGCCCATCACTTGCATCTCGTCGGCGTAATGGAGCAGCGCCGGACGATCTTCAGCCGGGATGGATTGCAGCGATGCTTTGATGACCGGCAGGGCCAGATCATAATCGGCCTTCTCACCGGACTTCAGCCGGTAAAGCTGGTCGGACAAATCTCCAGCGGTGGAAACATTCGCGGCCGTGCGCTTGAGATAGTCATCAACTTTCTCCTTCACCTGAGCGGCTTTACGGCGCATGGCGGGCGGCTGCTGCTTCCAGAAATCCAGTTGGCCTTTGGAGCCCTCAGCCTTGGCGACGACCTTCTTCTCCTGAGCCAGCGACTCTTTGGGGGCGGGCTTCTCTGGTTTCTCGGAACGCATCTCGCGCTCCGGAAACACCTCAAGCTGGCGCTTGTTCTCAGCCTCATCCTGAGCCTCCAAATCCGCCTGAGTCGCCTCGTTCGGTCGGTAGGGCTGTTCGTAAGTCTCTCCCGTTTCCGGGTCAACGTATTCAACCTTCGTGACGGGGCGGGATTTTCCAATCGTGTAGGGCTCTTGCGGAACCTGACGCTCAACCAACTGACGACGGAGAGTGGGCGAAGCTGACGGAGGAACGTGCTTGCGAATCTCGGCATCCAAAGCGGCCTGATCTTCAGCACTCAGTTTCTCAGGAGCCTTAGGTTCCGACAATTTCGGCTCGGGTGCTTCCGGGAATGGGCCGTGAACTCCTCGAACTGTGGTGGGCGCCACGTCCCGAGCAGTGCTCAGCTCCCGAGCACCGGATTTTTTCGCTGTCCGGATTTCCGCGAGCCGCTCTTGAATAGCTTGATCTGTCTCAAGATCATGGGTGCGGCTTTGAGCCAGCGTCCTTTCGATGAAATCGCTGCGAGTGTCGCTGTTCTGGAGGTTTTCATAAAGTTTATCCAATACATTTTCCATAGCCTGACGATCATTCAGGCCGCGAGTTTGTCGCTTCTCAATGTCCATCATTTTGGACAAACCGGAAATCATCTGGTTGCTGGCGTTGGCCGCGCCCCGGACCAGCTTCGTCTCAAACATGCGCCGATCAGACGGAAGTTCGTCGCCAAAGAAATCGTGGAGCGCGCGCAGCTCGGGTGCTTCCGGCCGTGGAAGGTTGGGCTCATGCTCACTGGGGTATTGAAAGTTTTCTGCGGGCTCTTGCGCCATGCCCCGGAAATCGGGGTCGCGAACTCCTGTGGCCCGAACCGGGCTCTGCGGGATTCCTTGGGTTCCAGTTCCGAACTGTCGGGCCATCAGCTTCGCTTCCTCACCGAACTGCGTGTAGAAGTCGGCGAGCGAGTTGAATTGCTGGTGGTAATTCTGGCGTGGCTCACCGAGCAAGATCGAGTAAATGGGCTTGTAGCGGTGAAGCAACTCACCAATTGGTTTGTTGGGGCGGTTCTTTCCAGAGATGCTGGGGTCCACCATGCGAGCCACGCCGTCACCGCGGTATGTGGAAACGACATGGACCTTTCCGTTCGTCTTATCGAACAGCACGGTCATGCGGCGGCTGGCCGACACTGGCAAATCACTGCCACCGATGCGGCCTTCGCTCGTTAGGAACTTGCTCAACTCCGCCGGGTTCTTCGACTCCGAATCCGTGATCGGACGGAACGGCATCTCGTGTGGAGTGTCAGAACTTTTCTGAGTGAAATCAATCTGGTGGGGGAAGATGGTTTGCTCCTCGGCGAACTCACGCGCGCCCGATGCTTCAGCACTGGGCTTTTCTTCCGGAACGGATTCCTGACCAGGAACGCCTTTCGATGTGATCGGTTCTCCGAACAGCTTCTCCTGACTCAGGTCCTCGCCTTTCTTGCGGCGCATCGCCGGACCTTCAGGCTCACCAGAGCGTTCCACCGCAGCGTAAGGACTGAATCCCTTGATTATTTTATCACCCTTCGGAAGCAGCCCATGTGTCCACTGGCCTCGCTCGTTCACAGTTCCAATGGAGTCCACCTTGGAGCCGCCGTATTTTTCGATCATCGCCTTCCCGCCAGCGCTCACATCGTATTGCTTTCCAGAATACGCAGCGCGGTAAAGTGAACCATCCGGCCGTTTCACGATCACGACTCGCTCACCAGGAGCCGTTGGGGGAAGTGGACTCTCGATGTCGTCGATGTTGTGAGTAGGAACCCCTTCGCTCGCGAGAGGTTTGGCTTCCTTGGTCAGCTCGGGTGGCAGTTTGAATGCGTTCGGCGTGCCGCTGCCTTCGGTCTTTTTAACCGAATAGTCACTGACCTTATCGGCCGGAACGTCCAGATACTCCATCTGCTCACCCATTCGGGAGGCGTAGGTCTTATCCTGGCTCCAGTAAACTCCGCCGTTGCCGCCATCGTGACCGCGATACAGGCGAACCGTGCCCTCCTTCTCAGGCTCCGGCTCGGCGGTGCGGCGCATGAAAGGACCCTCGACATACTTGGATTCCTCATCATCTGGCTGGCCTGAAAGCGCAACCGTTGCGTTTTTGGCCGCGTCGATGTTACTCAGGACCTTGTCGAGAATGGCAGTCTGGTGGGCGCTCAACTCCTTGTCGCCGAGTCGTCGTATTTTTCCAACGATGTTGGCGAGGGCATCCAGGGACTTAGCTGTCCATCGCTCCCGTAGGGCCATGCCGATAAAGTCGTTTCGCTCGAGGCCCATCGCTCGCTCCACGCGATTACGAATTGCCTCCAGTCCGAGATTTCTTGGCGTCTCATCAGCTCCCCCTTTCAGGTATTGGCGTTTCAGGACGTTCTGCTCAAACGATGACAGCGAGTTCCAGTAGGGTTCGGCATCCTCCGGGTCGGTCTTGAGGTGAATGTCCTCGTGCTCGAAGGCGGATTTCACCGCCGCCGCCTTCTGCTTCGGATTCAACCCCTTTAAATCCTTGTCCACCCACTGCACAAACTGGTCGGGGTCGATCTCGGTTTTGCCAGTCTCGTAATTGGCCTGCATGACGCGACCATCGCTGAGTTTTTTGAACTCGTGCTTGTCGTCATCCCAATGCTCCGCGAGAAGATCATAGTGCTCCTTGGTCCTCAGTGGAACTTGGGCTTGCGCCGCTTCGGGAGATGACTGAACTCCTCCGCCACTTTTCGCGGGGGACACTTCCGATTCGATGTCGATGGATTGTGACTGCACATCGCCATGAATCGCTGCTGGCGTTTGGACTTGGCTGGCATTTGGAGCTCCTTCTTTTCCGAGGGAATGGATGAGTGTTCCCGCCATTCCCAGGTTGATTCCCAACCGAGAACCGGCCCCCACGATCTCCTCTGGGGTTTTGGCCTCGGAAAGTTTTTGAAATGATTCAGGAATTCCGGCAGCGGCGCCGGCCGCAAAGAACGCCTGCACCGGCTTTGCTTCAGCGAACGGGAGCAGGGCAATGTTTCCGGGAGTGCTCAAACCTTCAGCGGTTTCCGCCAACGGGTTTGACGCAGCGTAGGCGATGCGCTCTGTTTCAGTGGCACCTTCCAGCTCTTTCGGAGTCAAATGCGGGAGCTGAATCAATTTCTGCTCTGGCGTGATCGGGGAGTAGTCTGATTCCCTTTCACCAGGAAAATGAGCGCCAGGTCCCATGATGGCCGTTTCAGGCGCAGTGGACCGCTTGAGCTGAGTCATGAGCGTGGCTGCGGCCGGACCGATGATGTGCTTGTCGATGGCTGAAACCGCCTGACCAGCTAATGCCAACACAGGACTTCCTTTCGTGGCGCGAGTAAAATCCCAATCGGGATTCATGGACGGCGGGACGGTGATCGGATACGACGGTAAATTTGAGGATTTGGATTCTTCCAGCTTGAACCTGTCGTAAGCATCGTCACCGAACTTTTTTTGGGGTGCTCCAAAAACATCTTCGTCCGTCAGCTCTTTGGTTTGAGTTGCGGGTGCGGCACTTCCAAAAACATCTTCGTCAGTAAGCTCGCTCATGGCTTAACCCATCCGGTGCCGGTCCAAGTCAATGCACCTTTAGGCGTATTGTAAGTCGTGTCTTTTTTTCGGTCTTTCGGATTCTGAGGAGCATCAGGAATGGATTTTCCACCACCCGATTTCTGGGCCTGATATGCCTTGAGAGCGTCCTCGAGACCGGAATTTTTCGTCTTCGTCTGAGCGATTCTCTGGGGCTTACCACCACCAGGGGGTTGAGCCCAGTGGCCAATGACCTGACCGTTCTCGTCAGTGATCGGCACTGCGGTTGGAGCGTTGGTCGCGGTTGCTGGGGGCTTCGGAATAATCTTATATCCATTGCGGCTGGTTTGCAGTGCGTCCAGATCGGGGTGGCCTGCGATTGCTTCCGGTGCTCCGATTTTGAAAGGGGCTGGAATGGTGGCCATGCGACCGGCTGCGTCGGGAGTCATGAATGGCGCCATGTATTTCAGCGCGGCATCCTGCGGGGCCATTCCTTCTCCGCCCTGCTCAGGTGGCAGGATGGCCTTTTGGAAACTTTGGGTGGCCGCGAATCGCCCTGCGGCCTGCTTGGTCTTCTCCTGAAATTCCTTATCCTTCAAATCGCTGTCCTGTGCCTTGAGTCCAATGATGGAATTCTTGTAGGCTTGGTCGATGGCGATCTTCTGGGACTGCACCAACAGATTTTGATTCAGCGTGTCGGAATGAATCTTGGCCGCCTGAGCGAGCTGTTGCTGTTGCTGTTGGGCCTGCTGCGCCAATCGCTGCTGCTCCATCTGGGCTTGCATTGCGGCGCGGGAAGACTCCTGAGCCATTTGCTCGCGTTGCAACTGCGCGGACTGGGCAGCGCGCGAGGCAGCGCCAGCCAACTCACCATAACCGTGAGCGGCCTCTGGAGATAACCAAGCCGGAATGGGATACGATGCCATGTTGGTTATATATGTTTACAGCCATGTTGGTTTTTCATATAACCATTGATATGAAAACACATCAGCAAAGAGTTGAATGGGGAATTAAAGGTGCGAATGAAAGGTGGTCCAAAGAGCCCCCGTTTGAAAAAAGGTTTTGGGCGAGAGTGGATGTTAAATCCAATGACGAGTGCTGGCTTTGGAAAATGTCCATAAACAAAAAAACTGGATATGGAAAATCCAAAATACATGGCAATCATACCAGTGCCCACCGCGTAGCTTACGAGGTTGCAAACGGTCCAATTCCAAAAGGCGTCCACATACTTCATAAATGCGATGTGCGGAGGTGCTGCAATCCTAATCATCTCTTTCCTGGAAATCGACAGGACAATATGGATGACATGGTAAATAAAGGAAGGCAGTTTCGACCAATCGGAGAAAAGCATTTTAACCGTGTTCTGGACGACTCTAAAGTAAGGCAAATAAGAGAACTCACCTCGAACGGCACCTCCCAGAGGGATGTTGCAAAACAATTCGGGGTCAGTCATAGCGCGGTTGCGTGTGTTTGTTCTGGAAAAACTTGGGCTCATGTTAAATAAATCAATTCCGAGACGGAGTGTGATAAGTGCCCGCGCCGTTGGAGGTGGTGCCCGTGCCAAGCCAACCGGCATAGCCAGCTCCCTGAGCCCACCACGGTTGGGGAGACGTGCTTGGAACGGTCGCAGCGCTCTTGGCCGCTGCTGCTGCTGCTGAAGGGATTGGGGCAGAGGCATACAGCTCGCGCGCGGCGTTGGCCTGTTGCTCTTGATCTGCGGTAACAAACAGGCTGCTCGCATCCATCAGCGGGGCCTTGGGAGCTTCCTGAATGATCTGGCTTAGGTTTCCCATGCCGGTTTGCTGCTGGCCAAGCGAAGTCAGTCCGAGCGCACGCAGGTAGGCAGCGTTCGTGTTTGGGCTGCCAGCGCCGCCGGTCATGATACCGCGTTCGGCCGCCTGCTGAAGCAACTGGCTAATCACATCCTGAGGAACTTGACCGTTCAATTCCTGGCCGGTCACATTGCTGGCCTGCTGAGTAAGAGCGGCGTAATTCGGGATGGCCATGTTGTAGTTCTGCTCCAACTGGGCCTGATTTGCGGTGTCAATACTGCCGGTGATTCCCTCAATGCCGGGAAGGTTTGCGCTGTTACCCGCGATGGCTCCAGCGGCCGAGCTGGTCGGGTCTGGAACTCCTGGAATGCCGCCGTATGCGGGTGTGTAACCACCTCCAAAGTTGAATCCAGAAGCCATATTAGTAATATATTAGTAAAGGGTTCCGATGCGCTGCCTTACGAGCCTTGCCGAGCCGAAAGGATGCACCCCCACCGCCGGCTTATTCACGCCATTATAGTGACCAAGCTCGCCATTGAGCAATCGAATCGCGTTGGTGTGGTGGACGGCAGCTAACTGCTGTGCAGCCGCCGTGTCCATCTCTGCATACCGAGCCGACTGGCACTCCTCCGTGATCGCTTCCAAATTCTGAATCAGCAGATAGTCGGTGTCGGTGACAACTGGAATCAGCTCCAGCTTCGCCAGCGCGATAACTTGGGGTGGTGGTAGCTGCGGGTTGCTGGTCAGGCACAGATTGTGTGAAATCGGCGGCCGGCAACTGCACGGAAGATTGTCGAAATAGTAGCGTCGGTATGACGCAACGGTTTCGCCGGGCTCCATCGAGAGCAGGATTGATTGTGCCGCGGTAACCGGGTCCTGCTGGAAAATCTGAACTGGCCCTTGCGTCACGTCCTTCTGGACTCCGGTGATCTGGCTGAACTGAATCGGCGCGACTACGAACGGGGATGCAATAGTGACAAATATGCCGTCGATTTGGTTGCCGCCATCCTGCGAATAAATCCGAATCCCGTTCTGGTCCAGACCTTGCAACAGCACTCGGGAAGTCCCCGTGGCATCAGCGGCATTCGTCGGGAAGATCACAATCATCTGCGGGGACGGATGAAGGTCAGTGAACAGGACAGCGTTGTTCCGCGTGTAGGCCGCGTGCAGTCGGTGTCCACCGTTCCAGTGCTGGCTTTGACAGCCTTTCGTCATGCGTCCATTTCCGAACTGGAGATATTCGTAGAACTGGTTGAACAACTGGATAGGCCGGCCACAAACGACAATTGCTTCCAAACGGGCAATCTCTCGGGGCAGCGTCAGGTAGGGCTCATTGCGTGAAACATTGAGACGAACTTCCGCCCAAGTTCCCCACCAGGATTCATCGGAAGCCTCCTTCGCGTAAAGCAGCCGGCGCTGCGCCGCGTTCACTGCATCAGAGATTTCGGGGATGTCGGCCTGACACTTCCCGATCAATGTCGGGAGCCTGCTGATTCGGCAGTCGTAAAGTCTCAGTCGCGGCATACGATGGTCTTAGGCTGAATCATTGATAAATGCAAGCATTACGATGAACAGGTGGTATTGCCTGGAACGGTTGTCACTCCCGCAATTTTAACAATCGTCAGCGTGGCTGGTCCAGGAGCGGAACCGGCAACCTTAGTGTAAACCCCCTCTGGGGTATTGCCCTCGCCTTTTTCACCGCGCCAGTCGTCCGAATTGATGTCAAATTGAATCCTCCACAGCGGGATTTCATCTGTGCAGCCCCGAAACTGCAACTGCACGTTGCAAAGGAACTGACCAACCATTGCCAAATTGGTATCAGTAACGTCCGCTCCAAACCAGAATCCCTGGTCCCCTTGGTCGGGGTCGAAGAATTTAAAGGTTCCGTCATATACGGTATCACCCGGAGGGTTGGCTGAAGTGTTCGGCACGAGCCCATCAAAATATCCTGAAATCGCATAGCAGTTATTCCCCAAGTCTCCAAGGCCGTCATCGCAGACGTTAGAGCTGGAGATCACGGTCATCGCAAACTCCTTCGAGCAAGTGGCGGGACCATTCGTGACTGACACTGTGAAGTCGCTGTCTCCCGGAGTGGTTGGATTTCCACTAAGGACTCCAGTATCCGGGTCGAGCGCGAGACCGTCAGGGAGTGTCCCATCTGTAACCTGCCATGTTACACTGAAATCAGGGTTCGTGAACGCTTGGAACTGCACTGAGTAATCAGTTCCTGGAGTTCCATCGGGCAGCGGGCTGTCCGTGATGATCTGTCCAACTGCCACCGTGAAGGTCTTCTGTGTGACAATCGATGCCGAGTTGGTTGCCTCGATTGTGAATGTGAAAACCCCAGCCTGAGTGGGTTGTCCGGAAAACGATATTTGGCCCGATTGAACATCCATCACCACTCCAGGAGGGAGCGATCCAGCGATCACTGCGGCTGAGAATGGAGCATCGGTTCCACTCAGAACAATCTGACCCACGTAAAAGTCTTCGAGGCAGATAGACAGCGGGGCGAGTCCGGACATACATATCGAATGGAGTTGGAGGAATTGAGCCGCGAACTGGAATGCCAGCCGGTCGGCCTCGAGCTGACTGAGCGCCGTGAATTGTCCTGCCGAAACTGAAAATGAGTAGGGTGTTCCGTCGGCACAGTTCAGTGAGGCTGATTGTGTCGTGCTGTTGAATAGCGGGGCGCACGTGTCCGCGCAGCCCACCACGTTTCGGGCAGCGCATTGGTTGGCATCCAACTGGGACACTTGAGACTCACAGATCGCTTCGCACGGATAAACCGTGAACACCTTCCCGAGCAGCGGCTTGACCTGACTCCAGGCGATACCGATGAACGTGGGGCCGTCAATCGCTTCACTTGAATACGTCGTGATTGGGTTGGGCGATTGATCGCACAGACTGGCCGGACTTGAGCATGGAAATTTTGCCATATCAACAAACCTTTCCGGTGAATAGTTTTCGCTCAATCGGGGCGGCGTGCAGGAGCAATCCACGGATGCGGCAAAATCCCCTGACCGTCAACCGTGGCTGGCACTGGAAATTGACGTATGACGGCCGTCCGCTCGTGCCGGCACACGCTTTTGGCGGCGTTGGCAGCGTCATCGTTTGACGATACGATTCTCCGAACGTGGTCAGCGGATAACAGATGGCCTTGACCAGTCCAGTGCACGGGTCAGGCCCAGTGTTCTCACAACTATTTTTGGGAGCGCACACTTTCCACTCGTGCCATTTTTGCCAGCACGATTCCCCGTCAGGTCTATATTCCATCAGAAAAGTGACTTCACCGTAGAGACGGTCAATCCAGATTTCCGCGCTCACCTGTTGCTTCAGTGAAAACTCATTCCCCCAAGTGAACGCAGGGAATTCGGTAATCATCTGGATGCGAGAGTCGGTATTATCGAATTTATCCTCCTTTGTGATTTCCCAAAGCTGGATACTGAAATCAACTCGAGACACCGTGATCGCAAACGCGCGCTCGCGGCCCGAGAAGATTCCAGTGAACAACTGGAGGATGTCGAGGCCTTCATACATTCCCTGCCATGTGGGAGTCAAGTTCGCCCCGAAGCTGCTAATGGATTCAAAGTCCAAAACCGTCAGCGCTTGGTGGATGCAGCCCTGCGGGGTTAGCAGCGGAAGCGCAGACATCATCAAACGATTTCCGAAATAAATTCCAGTGGCGAATTCCAGGAGAGCCTGATTCGAGAACTGATTCACCCGGTTCACGTTCGAGCTGATTGGGAGATTCCCCCACTCGCTGAAGTATCTCACCGCCGTCTTCATGGTCCGTGTGTCAGCCTGAGGAGACTGGTAAAAAAGATCTCCATTCACCGCCACGACTGACCTGTCAGAGGCCGTGCCGTTGGCGAGCTGCACTGGAACAAGGAGCGGTTGGTTTTGGGAGTTGGCCGCAATCCAATCCGCGCGTGTGACCGGAACTGAAAGCTGGTGCGCGCCCTTTCCGGTGAACGAGAACAATTTTCCCTGACCAAGGGCAGCGTCTTGATTTGCGTTGTGGGCGAGCGCGGTGATGGGGCCTTCGTCGGCTGGAGTTGAAAATCCATCGCCACCCAAAACGAGCGGGTTCTCGGTGACGTTTAGAATCGAATCTCGGAAATTGTATTGAGCCGTTCCAGAGCCTCCGCCGCTGATGTCGCCAGCGTTGAAGATTCCAACCTGTGCATACCACAATCGGTTCAGGTAATAGTCCATCGGACCACCGGCCGGAAGTTCGTTCACGCCTGGAGTCCCTGGAGCCACGGCGTTATTGTTGATGCCGATGGATTTTCTCAGGACCGCCCCGTCCCAGAACAGTGGGAGGCTGGTGTAGTCGCCAGCTTGAATCACGAGGAACTCGTTGCCCTGACAAAAGAAAGGACGGTTGGTTCCAAACTTATCGAACGTGGTGTTATTTACGTTCGTGACCAGCGCTCCACCAAACCAGAAATTCAAGTTCGCTCCGATGTCTAGCCCCACCTCGGGGTGAAGGTTTGGCTGGCGACCAATCAAGGTGGCGAATCCGCTGACTGCGGTGAACGCATCGAACACCCATCCAGGAACGGCGGTGCAATCAAACTTAAAAACCGGGCCAGCAGGAACGGGGTCTCCAGAGTTGAACGTGAGGGACTTTTCACACCACATTCCATTGGCAAACCTCGCGTCTTGGAGGGACATCACTCCACTGATTGTGTCGATGAGTTGATTGGTTCCGGAATCGTAGGTGACCGTTTCTCCTCCGATGTGCCCCGGAAGAAGGTTTTGTCCGATGTTGAACTCCAGTATTTGAGTGTCGTTTGTGAAAAAAACATTTCCAAATCCAATGCGGGTAGCCACTGGAAAAATGAAAACCACATTCACTGTGGAACCGATGGCGGGAGCAGTGAACGGAGAGAATGTCATTCCGGGAATGAAATTATTCAGCGTCCCAGAAATCGGAGGACCATGAGGGTTGGTAAACGGCGTGGTGTTGACGAGCGTTCCTGCCGGGTAGCTCTCATTGAGCAATGTAAGGGTGGCACGCCACGAAAGGGATGGGGTGTCGAATGCGAATGACACTGCCTGAATCGACATCGTTCCGTAGAACAAAATGGTTTGCCCGATTACCCCCGATATATTTCCGTTGGTGTTGAACTTGATTGAGCCGTTCGCGGCGGGGGCCACAAAGGACGCTGGCAGGCCCCAAAATGATTGGATGTCGGGAGCAACCGGAATCGTATCGCCGGGAGTGAGGCCGATATTCTTCAGCGTGATGGATGGTTGATCGCCCACCGACAACTGATACGCGGTCGAGAAAAGGTCAATCAGATCATCTCCGTCCACGCTCGCTTTGTATGCCTTTCCGCCAATGAGCGCGATGAAGTAAGGGTCGCTGCCGTCGATGGGTCGATACAGATACGCGCCCTGATAAGCGAACGAGCCACTGCCCAGTCGCTTTAGCGGCTTCCACCCTGGACGAGGAGTGATGCCGCCATCCCGCACGGAGCCGTTGATGAGCCACGACAATTCGTTTCGAGAGAGTCCATTAGGATTCTGCTGGGACTGAATAGTCGTGACCTTGAGGCTGTTGACTCCGCCAGAGAAGTCTATGGCGCCGTCCACCGATGTCACATCCGAGTTTGGGCTTTGGCTGGGAACCATACGCCTTGACGTTACGCTCCAGAGTGATTCAATCAAGCATAAATGGCTACTCCTTCAGCGCCCTACGTTCGCCGTGCGCCCACCACGTTTGTTAAATACGGGCTCAACTGGCCGACCACCGCAGACCCGATTCACATCGAGAGAAGTATGCTCGCCAAGGGTGGCCAGTGGAAGGGAAAGCATGGTCAAACCATCGGGCTGGGGATGTTTGAGCACTTCATAAATTTTCAAAAGCTGCTTTGGCCTCACAAGAAATGGCACAAATGGAATGAGCTCCAGCTCGACTGCTACATCAAATACCGCTCCATCGGGGTCATTGGTCCCGCCAGCAGCGGTAAGAGTTTTGAATCGGCTACTGATGCGCTGGCGGATTATTACGTGTTTCCAGACTGCACCACGGTCCTGTGCTGCTCCACCACGCGAGAGATGCTGGAGCAACGCATCTGGGGAGAAATCAAGCGCCACCACTCGCTCGCAAAGAAGTTAAGATCGTGGCTTCCGGGTCACATCATCGAGTCAAGGCAGCGCATCATCACCAGCGATAAGTCGGAATCCGACGAGGGGCGGGACTTCCGCAATGGTCTGCTCGGTGTGCCCTGTAAAAAGGGAAACGATATGGTCGGCCTCGGCGACTTCGCAGGGGTGAAGAACAAGCGGGTCAGGCTGTTGGCTGATGAGTTGAGCCTGCTCCCGCGCGTGTTCGTGGATGCGATTTCCAACCTCGATAAAAACCCCGACTTCAAAGGTATCGGGATGGGAAACCCGAAAGACACTACGGACGCACTCGGCGTATTCTGTGAGCCGTCCGCTGAACTGGGTGGGTGGGATGGAGGTATCGACCAAGGACCGGGAACAAAAACGTGGGCCACGCGCCGACCGCAAGGAATCTGCATCCAACTTCCGGGGAGCGATTCACCAAACCTAGACGGCAAACTCGGGATTCCACTCATTACTCAGGAGCAGATCGACCGCGACGTGGCGTTCTATGGAAAAGACAGCCTTTGGTTCTCGATGATGGATGAGGGAAAAATGCCGCGCGGCCAAGGCAGCCGGCGCGTGCTTACCCGAAATATGTGCATCAAGCACCGCGCGATGGAGGAACCGATCTGGAAGAATTCCAATCGCACTCGGATTGCCTTTCTGGACGCCGCTTACAAGGGGGTGGGAGGTGATCGTTGCGTTTACGGAGAGCTGGAGTTCGGAGAAGAAGTGGATACTTCGCTGGACCCAGGGACGGTTATCGTGGAAAACCTCGTGAGTCAGAAACCGTCACTAACCTCGAAACGAAACATTATATCGCTTCGTGAGACCACCGTGATTCCAATCGTCGCCAGCAGCAAGGAGGAGGCTGAAGATCAGATCGTTCAGTTCGTCATGAAGCGATGCCTGGACGGAGGTATTGTCCCGGAGAATTTCTTCTACGACTCCGGCATGAGAACAGGACTCGTCAGCGCGTTTGGACGGCTTTGGTCGGTCTACACAAATCCCATCGACTGCGGTGGAAATGCTTCAGACCGGAAAGTGTCCGAGCAGATTGAAATGATTTGCAAGGACTACTACTCCAAGTTCATTACCGAGCTGTGGTATTCTGTCCGTCACGCGGTTGAGGCAGCACAATGGCGCGGCCTAACTGAAGATGTCATAATGGAGTTCTCTCAGCGCGAGTGGACCGTCGTTGGAAAGAACAAGATAGAAGTCGAGCCCAAGGCGAACATGAAGTTGAAGACCGGACGCTCGCCCGACTTGGCCGACGCTGTGGCTGTCGGATTGGAGGGAGCGAAGCGGCGTGGATTTGTAATCAACCGTCTCAGCGATCAGGCGCCGGTGCAGTTCAAATCCGACTGGATGGATGAGTTGAAGAAAAAGGCCACGGCAATTCGCCGTGGCCATGAGTTGAAATACGATTAGTTACGACGCCGCGGCGAGCATTGCGACACCCTGGGGACTGGTCGGGTCAATGCCGGCAGTTTGCAGCGTCACCAACATCCTGTCCTTCGCGGTGCGACGAACATCAGTGCTGATTGTTTGCCACTCAGCAGCAGTAACATCACCCTTCGTCTCGATCTTCTTGATAAGGTCGTCGATCAGTGTGATTGCCGGCGGTCCAAACGTGACGAGAAGTTGTGCGATTAAGATCGGATTCATGGCGTTGGATTTACTTTTTCAATTTGGGTTTTGGGTACAGGATAGTATTGAGCGACAGCACTGAGCATCGCCCCAGCCTCCGCCACCAGATTAGTTGTGGCGAGCGCGTTGGTGTTGTTCTGGGCCAGCAGCACTGCGGCCTGCATATCCACCTGAAATTTATTGTAGAGCGCTGACACTTTGGGAATTCCATTCGTGTCGGCCAACCCCTTGACCGCTGCCAGGAAGTATCCGTCCACTCCGGCCGTAGCCGTGGACTCGAGGCTTCCAAGGGTAGTGAAGACTGTGCGCTGCTGGGTTGTGTTACAGGCGGTTATGGACAGCGCCAAAGCAGCGACTCCTGCCAAAAGCGCAACCGTTGCGTATTTGATTGATCTCATGGGTTTGTGATTATTGGATTGGAGGTGGTGATTTACGAATGAACTCGGTAGCTCCCTCAGGGCTCATCACGGTTGCCTTGGGAGACTCGTCGGTGGTGGCTGGCAGAACGGTTCCTGGAGGAAGCGTGTCGGCCGCGGCCTGCTGAACGCCCTTCACGGTGTTGGACTTGTATCCACCAATAAGCCCGATGATGGCCGCCACAAGTCCGACAGAAAGCTCAATGGTGTCCGAGGCGTTTACAAAAGTGGAGAGTCGAGTCAGCCCATGAGCAGCAGCCGCAACCCCAACCAGCTTAAGAGCCGTCAGGACTGCATACCTTTGGAGTGGGGTGAGGGTGGGGATTTCAAACTTTGCGCTCATGGTCCAGGCGGTAATGTTTTCGGGTCAACTTTGCCGCTATTCTGGAGGATGTAAACAATCAAGTCCAGCTTGCGATTCATTTCGGATTGCTCTCTCTCAAGCGATTCTCGTTTTTGCCGTTCCTCGTCGATCTGGCGAGTGACCACCAACTGCACCGCATCGGCGTCCTTCTTCTGGGTGTAGCGATCATCAGCCCAAGATTTAACCACAGTGAACACGGCGAGCGAGACAGCCAAGCAGAGTGCTGGAACAACCCAGTTAATGAAAGATTTCTTAGCCGTCTTTACAATCGTATCTGTTTTTGGAGGCGGCGGGTCTTCGTGGTATGGTCGCGCATTCATGGCTCAACAATCCAATGGGAACCGACACGAAAGTAACCCTGTTCGTTGTCGAAATTAAAAGGCACAGGGGGTTGATTTGTTCTGCAAAATAAATACCACGCTCCATCAATGCTGTCACGCTTCTCAAGGTCGAATTCGACATTTGGATAGGGCATGTTGGTATTCCCATCTGGACCACAGATACTCCATTGAACCCACCACGGCTTTATGGGGTTTACCACTACCAATGGGACCGATTGGGAAGTGGAGGAGAAATACTTTAGCTTTGGAGACATCGCAACCGCAGCGTCGGACGGCGGCATTGGTGGGGTGTTTGGGTGCGTGGCAGTCACACACCCGGCCAACATAAGCAACGCGAGATTTGAACGCCTCATGTCAATTTACTTTTCCCAATATGAGTATCTGCCCACCAAACAACGTGACTGAATTTCCTGCCCCGGTGGAAGTGTTAGTGAGTGCGAAATTAGAAAATGGGGGAACCAGCCATGTAATGTCCCCATAATTTGCCGCCTCCGCAGGTATGGAGACGGTTGTGTTATACCCCCGCAAAGCCACATTTGCACCACTCACATACGCAGCAAGGGTCGCCGCTCCATTAACTGCGGCACTTATAATTTGATAATTCGCTCTGACAAAAATTGGAGATGAATTTGTGTTTACAAACGTGGTGTTGAATGCCCACGCAGCCACATTTATAACCTGTGGCTGAATTCCATACAATGATTGAGCCTCGCTCCAACTCCGTGGTTCGTCGTAAAAATGCTGCGGACCAAGACGTATCGCGTAATCGCAAATCATCGCCTCCGCGCACGCGCCGTTGGTATTTGCGTGGATGCCATCGCGAAACAGGTCGGTCGCAGTGGCGTTGGGAACCAACTTTTCTGACTTCACGAAATAATTCCAGTTGGTGAGCCTACGCAACGCCTGATTCATCGCGTTTCGATTGGTGGCAGTTGTGTCAGGCCAGTCGGTGCGCGGCTGAATATCCCACACACACGAATAGCAATTCGCCCTTCCTTGGATGTCATTAAGCAGATTGGAATAGTTCGCAATCCACGATGACACCAGTGGATTGGTTGGAAAGTCGTTCGCCCCATCTCGAATAATAATAAGGTTGTTGGTCCCTGTTCCCGGCGCGGCCAGCAATGAGATGACGGAGGTATATTTATTTGAGATGTCAGTGAACGTGAACCCACTCGCTGAAAAATTCGTAACGGAAACCAGATTGCTACGCCAATAGGGTATGTTAGTGAACACGATAGGCCACTGATTGCTCACCCCGGCACCGTTCGTTATGAGACTTTTCGAGTCTCCCAGGATGAACAACTTTATAGGTCCGGGAATAACTACATTAAAAAGATTGTTTACAGAGTTCGTCCCGGCCCCAGGAACAGTCACCACCAAAGACTTAGCCGTGAGATCAGCATTCGTTACAAAGCTGTTCGCGACTGTGGCGGCGTTGATGGGGAAGCTGAGTGCGAGGCTAATGCCAAGCGCCAGCGTAGTAATTATATTGCGTGCCAGTGTTTTCATCGAAATAGATTGCCGGGGAGGTTGTTGGTGCGAGAGTGGGTGCGCCGATTCCAGAAGTGATGCCGCCCGCACTGCTGGTGCCACCGCTGGCGATCTGGTCAAGCAGGGCCAACTGGAGAGCCTCGTAAAGACTTACCCCAAGGCAGATGTAACACTTCGCATTGGCCAGCAATGTTTGTGGGTCGGTCATGATGCGATTTGGGAAAACAGAACCAGCTCCATCAGTTTCGGGATGCTCACCATCCCAAAGCATTCGAGACACTGCCCCTGGGCGATGAGACTGTCGGGGTCGGTTTTATTGGCTGAGTTGTGATTCTTTGAGATGCGCGCGAGCAACGCCAGCTTTAACACCTGTGCAGTGCTGGCACCATAACAGACGTAACAGTGGCCTTCAGTAATCAGAGTTTTCGGGTCGGTCATATTTGCAATCTGACCCAGCAGTGCCAACTCCATCGCGTCACCAAGATTCATGGCGCCGAAACAGAGCAGGCATTTAGCAGAGTCGATAGTTTGTTCCGCGCTCACTGCATCATTGAGGCCATACTTCCCTCGTCGGGAGCTGGTTCCTCAGCCGGCGGTGTTTCTTCCTTTTCTGAGGGTTCGTAGGACATTTCGTAACTGCCCTCATTCACCCTCAGAACTCGCGCTTGCATCTGGTCTCCGGGCTTCATTCCGGGACAGACTTCTTCTGGCACAACGAATGTCTTTTGATCGTCAGCGCCCTTTCCATCGCCATCACTTGCGGGCGATTCAGGCGCGGTTGGAGTTTCTCCGTAAAGATCTTCACTATCTTGCATGGTATGGCAGGCCCCGATTCGAGCCAGTTGATTGTTATTCGGTGTTTCACCCGCAGGAGTTTTTACCCCCTGCGGGTGAGTTTAATCAATCACCATCCGGATTATTGGTCCAGATGCGGGTCGCCCGGATTCGGATTATTTTCCGGAGGAATGGGTCCGTCCTGGGGACCAGTCGGCACTCCACCTCCAGGATACAATCCCGCGAAGTCAGCCGGCAACGGGCAGCTCGGGAGTGTGCTGTTGTAGTTCTGGGCCGGGTATCCGGTCGGGTTGCTGCACACGTCAATTTCAGGAACGCAGAACTGCTCGCGTTTGTGGAAGAACACTTCCAAAAACTCGTAGTGCAGCGGACGCACATAATAATTGAAGTCGGCGATGAACTGACCCTTGTTGCGTCGCTTATTGTTGATAACCACGCCGTTTTGGTCGGCTCCAAGGTTGTCCATCACGAACTGCCACTTGCCACCAAAGTCGCGGTGGCCGAACGGCATTTCAGGATTGAGCGGTCGCGCGTCAGGCACGAGCAGCTCCATACCCATTTTGTGATGGATTTGGCTGATCGCGTATTGGGCCTTGAAGAAGTCCGGATTGGGGATGCTTCCGAGTCCGGCTGCGCCGCCCGCGCCAGTCGTGATCTGGTTCACGTAGGGGAGAACGACCTGATAGCGGTAACGGTTTCCATTTCCGCCATTGGCGTTGGCACCAAGGTCGGACATGAAATTGAACCGGAGGCCCATCGGGTCCACGCGGGTCATGAAGTTACCGATCTGGCCGGAGAACCCGTAGCGCCAGTATTTCGTGCTCTCGCCGAACTGCTCAAAGCGCCAGTTGCCCAGCACATTTGGATTGTCCGCTCCGCCTACACCTTGCTGACCACCGAGATGGTCCAGGCTCCAGCATGTGTCAACGTCGGTGCAGAGTTCGATGAACGGGGAGGTTTCCTTGAACGGATTCTCACCGGCATAGCCGATCAGCATCAGGTCATTGAAACGGTTCTGGAGCATCTGAGGCACCAGCTTGAACACGCGGGTCGGGCTGATCGAGCAGTCGAAATACGACTCGTCGCCGTTGGCATCGAGATTCCACTGGTAGGTGAACTCGCCGTCGGTGTTGAGGTAGCCGCAATTTTTGTTGGCCACGTTCTTTTTGTAGGACCAGAGAAGATGGCGTTTGCGTAGGAAGTTGCTCGAGATCGCGGTCGTAGCGGGCTTTAGGATTTTGGAGATGATCTGGCTGATGTGCTCCTGCGCCGCGGTGATGTGCATGTCCTGGTCATAGCAGAACAGCGGTGTGTTCCAGTATTGCTGTTCAGCATACCATGTGAGCCGGTCAGCACCCCAACCGATCTGATGCTCAGTCATATCGCAAGGAGTTCCCACACAGCCGGGGCCGTTTGCGGTCTTCCGAGTCCACGGTTTAGTGGTGTTCGGGAACACACTTCGGAAACGGTCCTGCGTGACTTCGACGGGGGTTCCCATCTCGGTCGTGCCGGTGGTTACGTTATACAGCCAGCCATCAGTGGGCCGGATGTCCTGCATGATGATTTCATCAAAGCGCGGGGTTTGATCGACGAGAAACTGCGGAATATCGCAGGCGGCTACAATGCCGGATGGGGGACATGCCATAATTCAAAAAATTCAATTTGTTTTCGGTTCAGAAAAAGAGCATGGATGCACACGCAAACATGAGTTTTCTATCGTTGGAATTTCTTGAAGTCGGCGAGTAGCTTCGGGCTTCCGGTGCCCACTTATGCCGAGAGTCGTTGTTTTTAGAAACGAGCGACTAACAAAACTGATGGGGGTTCTACTCCCGTTCAGCAGGGGAAGTCAACAAATAAAAATCCCGCCGCGAGAATGGATAAACTCACGACGGGACTAAACCACCAAGGGACCCGACAAGTTTTTATTAAACCACTTCCCGGAGAAGTGTCAAATCTCGAAGCCATATATCTAAAATTTCCAGAGACGCCCCCACCTGAATTGGCACCTCAACGATTCGAGTCTCCCATCGAATGTGGGAGCATATAGGCAGCTTCTTCTCTGCCAGTCCTGATCTTGCGTTAGCCCGAATTCCCAGCTTGCTTTCGATGTCCAGGCACCTCTGGCAAATTGGGAAACTGTTCTTCTTGCGAACCGCGGGATTACCGCAGTCGCACACGAATTCTTTTATGGTGGCACACATGGGACATTACTTCGCTATTTTACGAAGCGCTCCAAACATTTGATCTTTGGCGTTTCCAACAGCGAGGGCGCCGAGGGCTCCGGGCTTTCCTCCGGCTGTTCCAGGCTCGCTACCTTTGTATTCGGCGAGCTCTTTTTCCAGAGCAGTCATCTTTACCTTGAGAGAATCATTCTCGGCACGGATGGCTCCCCATGATGCAGCACGATTACGGACAGCAGCGTGGCGGCGGATAACGGCCTGACGTTGCTCGGGGGTCAGCTTCGGGTCCAGCGGGCTTTCCTTGAACGCGCGATCAACAAGTTCAAATCCTTTCGAGAGACGTTGATTCCAAACTTCATCACCTTCGCGTGGCTTAAACAGCGGTCCATGAGTCGGGTCCTCGAGAACAGCTTTGTTCTCTTTTTCCCAAGTCTCATTGACTGTGCGCTGCATATCCGTGGCCTTTCTGGAATTTTCCTCCTGAGCCTGCTTGACACGCTCAACTCCGTTCTTCTTCGCGTCCTCCAATGCGCCCTGCTGGGCATAGAACAGGTCCTTGATAGACTTTCGGTGGTTCATCACGTCGTCGGCAAATTCTCCGAAGACTTCATTCGCCATCGCTCGTGCCTTGCCCAGTGGAAGATTCACGAGATCGAGCATGTCCTGAGCAGTAACCGCGCGCTCGGTCTGGGAGGCGGGGTCAACGACCGTGATCTCCTTTAGTTCACCGATGGCTTTTTCCCATGCCTTGTTATAGGGTGCGACAAACTTGGTTTGGAATTCATCAGTCTTGGAATAGTCCACATAGGCCATGTGGCTCTCAAGTTCCTTTTGGCGCGCTTCAGACTTGGCGATTCGTTCGTCGTATTTTCGGCGATCAGCTTCCGGCATAACAGCGGCGCGAGCCTCGGCGACTTCCTTTTCAGCAGCCGCTAGTTTTCCTTTGTATTCGTCCACCAATTTCCATGGACTTACGCGGCCTTTTGAATCCTTTCCTTCAGCAGGTTTGCCAGCCTCCACGGGAGCACCGGGTTCAGCGGCGGCTGCGGCGGCGGGTTCGGGTGTCTCCGCAGGTTTTGCTGTGGCAGCCTCGGCTGGCTTTGCCGGCGGTTCTGGTTTCGGTTCGCGTGGAGCATTGGTTGGTTTCGCTTTCTTTCCGAGCTCTGTGAAAAGATTGGCCTTCGCAGAGCCCTCTTGTGGAACCTCGGCTGGCCGCACCGGAGTTACCGATGAAGCAGTGACGTTGATTACTCCAGATGAAGCTGGGGCGGCGCTTGGTCTTCCGGGAGCTGCGGCTGTTGCGGCTGGCGCCGCTGGTTCAATGATTGGTGCTGGCATAAAAGTCTTTCGATATTGGGATTGGGAGTGCTCCGGCTGCGGTTAATTTCGTGGCGAGCTGCTGGGTTCCGTGGGCGATCTCAAACAAGTGGGATGGCGAGCCGGATTTTATGGCGTGGGACAGCTCATGATTCCGAGCCTGAGCCCACTCAATTCTCTCCTCCATCGTCCCACGTTTTTTGGCGCGCCCCATTATTGCGAGTGGTCGAGGTTATCGGTGGCGCGGCGGGGAGTGACCGGGCTGGATTCAGAAATGGTTTTCAAGATGGCGATAATTTCATTCGCTCCCTGAACCCTGAAGCCGTTTGCCATCGCGGTCTGACCGTCCTTGCATTGCTCAGTCAGGAGCAATCCATACTGGAGCAGCGCGGCGTCACAGCCTCGATTGAAAGCATCCAAATCCACCATCTGCCGGTGATCGGATACGGTTCGTGGGTTTGCAATGAACCGAGCCTTTGGGCTGGCATTGGGGTTGAGACGCGCGACAGGAGGGGCCGTTGGTTTTGATTCCATAGTTAAACGATTGTGTATTTCTTTCTAACCACTCTGTTTCGCCTTTGCAACACTTTTTTCTTCGGCATCTTCAGCATTTTGTTCATCACCTTCATCAGCGGGGCCTGCTGCTTTGGGTGAGAGAATACCGGGATTCCGGAAGCTGGCGGTTGGTATTGCGGGAATGAGGGTTCGTCGGTCGGGCTCATAGGAATTTTTCCTTTCTATGTTTCTTGGTGGGGCGCATCACGCCAGCCTTACGAGAGTGAACGGTCTTGCGGGAGCGATGGCCGTTGTCAAACACTGGGGTTTGATTCACCAATGACTGACCCACAGTTCCGCTTCCTTTTGACATGCAGCTCATAATACAGATGATGGTTCGGGGATTTTATCGTCGGTTAATTCAATGCCTTCGCCCTCAGCCTTCTGCGCTTCGTCGAGCAATTTTGCCAGAGAGTCCACGTCGCAGTTTACACCATCAGGCAATTCTCCACAGTGATCTTTCAGGTTGTCGATAGCCCCCCCAATGGAGTCTCCGGTCGCCACCAGCCACCCCACCATGTTCTCGCATTGGTGCGGTGGAATGCAAATTCGGCCGTCGATCTCGCACGCGAATCCACACTTCACCCATTGACGAATCGAGTCTGGAACGTCCATCACTTCCCACTCGTTCTTCTGGCGGTCAATGGTGAGCAAGGCTTGGACTCCAAACTGAGCAGCGGGCTCCGGGTCAACACATTCTCCGTTGGCACCATGCCAGATAATCTCACCCAAATTTCCAAACAGCTCGGTCATCACCTGAGAAGGAGGGGAGGCGGCGCGGCATGTCGGGTCGATGAAGAAACTTTTGTCGTCCTTAATTCTCACCTCGCACGAAAAGAATCCGCGGTATCCGTAACGGCCAAGGACCGGACCAAACTTTTCAGTCACGACGCTCACGCGCTCATCCACATCCTCAAGCGACTGAATCGAGCACAGGTAGGATTTGTCCTTGCACTCCATCCCATGCATTACCACCGATGGAAATTTTCCGTCGATACAATAAGTGTCGATGCCGTCCTCGATGTCGGTGTCTATAGAATCGAAGACGTAAAATTTAATCATCTCCTTCATCGGCCCGAGCTGGTAGGCGTAACAGTCCAGAGTTGATTCGTCGTGAGACCAGTCCCGCCAGTGCAGCGTTTCCCAATCTCCGCGCCACTTTGAGATTTTAATCCATTTGTCCTTCTGATCGCGAAGGTGGCTCTGTAGATTGGTCATACCCTGTATGACTTCATAGCCCGGAACTTCCATTCCCACTTCATCCAGGGTCTCGAGAAATAATCCACGGTTGGTCTCGATAACATCTCCTCCGTGATGGCCCCAAACCGGAAACCCTTGAGAGATCAATTCGTTTTGCAGACCGGAAAATCCAACGTCAGGAAAAACAAAAAGGTCGCACTGGCTCTTAATTCTCCAAATGTCGTTTACCTTGGTGAGATTCCTGAACCCGTCTCCAATCACTCCCTCCTCCAGCCGGGGCATCATTCGCTCGTGGGGCGACCAGTAAAAAACCTGCTTGTATTGCTCGGCCAATTTCTGAGCGATGGGCAGGAAAAGGCCGTGATCCACAACGCACGCAACAATATCCTCAGTGTCTTTCATGATGGATTTTAGTGGTGCGTTTTTCGATGGACTCCTTCATCACACGGCGCAGCGCGTCCGGAGTAAAAACGAGTTCAATCGTCTTCCTGGGCATCTTCGGGAAGTCCGTCGGCGACTTCGTAATCGACTGCTTCTTCGGGCATTTCATTCCTGCGACTCTTTTTTCCCGTTGTGATTGGCGATCATCTTTAGCCGGTCGGAAGTAAGTTCCAATCCGGCACGCTGGGCTTCGATCTGCATGTTAAGCTGATGCTGCTCCTCTTTCTGCTTCTGAGTCATCTCGAACTGGATTTGACGCTGGGCAGTGCGCTGGGCGTGGCTCTCTTTCGTGAGCTGGGCTTTCGTCTGGGACATGAGAACTTGGCCTTGAATCTTGGCTTGGTCCTTCGGGTCCATCTGAGGGCCTTGGGCCTGCTGCTGCTTCATCTGATCCTGGAGTCGCTGCATCATGGCCTTCACGAGGTTCATCATCTTGCCCAACTGATCGCCCCAGACTTTGACGCGCTGTTTTTCCTCGGGGTCCTGAGCAACAATTTGAATGTGCTGCGAAATGTTCTGGGCCATGTTCTGCAACCCAGTGATCGTTTTGATGTCGGCATTCTCGCCAGTCTTCTGGATGATCGAAGCCATCGTCGCCATGAGCGTGTCCACCCATTCGATGTGGTTGATTCCGGTTTTGACAGCGATGGGTAATCCCTGCATGAGTGTGCCGGCCGAAATCTGAGCGTCGTGAACCGTGTCGGTGATGGACACTGGTTTCTCGGGTACGAGTGCGTTGGCGCGCGCCGGGTCGTCCGTGATCGCGAGCGTAACGTCGCGCAAGATGTCGCGCTGAGGCTCGGGGTCATAGAGTTGGCGATATTGCATGAGCTGTTGAGCGATGGCCATCTCGAGAGTCTTGTTGCCCGCGCCCATCACGCGCTCAGGTTCAATTTCCCACGCCTCGGCGGTGAGTGAACTTTTGGGAACCCCCTGCCGTAAACACGCGGCCTGGAATCGCAGCACGTCAGGGTCGCTGGATTTGTCTTTGCAGAATCGTCGGAAGATTTCACGATACTCAAACGTCTGGTAAGTGTAAGCCTGCTGGAGTGCGATGGACACCAGTGCCGTGGCCGTCTGAGTCTCCGCCATCACTTGAAATTTTGTCTTCTCCTGATCTCCCTGACTCTGCGGGAGCGCGGTAAATGAGGAGGAGTGCTTTGCAATCAGGTCGGCATTCTGACCAATAACCGTCTCCACCAATCCAGCGTTGACTTGGAATCGGTCAGCAGCCGGAACAAAAGAGATCGAGTCGTCGATGAACCCCTGATTCACCAAGTCCACCTTCAGGGCACGTTGAACGTCGTCCATCGTCTTCACCCGGAAATACATCATCAGGGCCTCAAACGTGGCCTCGCTCAATTTACATCGCAGTCGGTTTTGAAGATGGCACGCGGAATAGAGCAGGAACCCGAGTGATCGAACGGAGTGGTATCGGAATGGCGCGACAGCGGAAAGGTCGGCGAACTGGCAACTGAAAATCTCACTGCGGTCGCTGGCCACTTTCCGGTCCTTCGGGTTGTAGAGAAATTGACCCCTTCCAAAATCCATTTCCGTGTTGATGGACGGTTGACCACTGATACCAGCGGGCGCGCTCCAGCAATCCAAAACCATTCGTCGCCTCCAGCCCTCATCATTCCCTTCGTCGGACCAATAGTAAAAATCAAACACGTTGATCGTGGGAACCCGGTCGCCCATGTAGTAGCCACCGTCACTCTTGACGCGCTCGTTCATTTTCTCCGGGGACCACACATCTGGAAAGTTCGAGCCGAGCAAGGTTTGGGATTCCTTATCCACCCATTCGATGCACGAGTTCACGAGCGACATATTCCAGGCGGAATCGCGCTTCGCTCCGCGGGTGAGCTTAATCAGCTCGGGAGCAGTGAACGCGCGCAGGACGATGAAGAACGGAAGGTTTCGGAATGAAAGCAGCGTGTCGGAGGGGACAAGCAGGTCTTCAACACCAAGATCGCGCGGGCACCAATTATCCTTGTTCTCCCACGCGGCCGGACCAATTCCGTGGAGCACATCAAGAGCGAACTTGGAACGAAAACACTCGTAGTAATCCACAGAGCGCTTCATGATTCGGTTGATCTCCTTCGTGACAATAGTTCCTCGCTCGTTGCGCTTGTGAACGGGACCACTGTCAGTCGAGGCGCGGAAGTAATTCCCTGGTTTCTGGAATGCGCTGGCGAACTGGGAGCGCGCATCGTGCGAGATGCTGGTGGATTCCAGAAAGTTTACGTTGACAGAGATGTTGTTCTCCTGCACTTCACTTTCGCTGTATGGAGGAGCCCCATTGAAAAGAGAGTTGATGCGTGCCCGATTGTTTCCGCGATACCAGTCGCCGTATCGAAGCTGCCATCCCATTGACTGCACGAGTGCGGCGTCCTCAAATTTCATAGTGCCTGTCTTACGCGCCTTTGGCGTATCGGTCAATCTCGATAATGACCGGGTCGTTCTCGTGAGCCTTGCACTCAGCGAGAATTTGATCGGCTGATCGACGTGTGTGAGTGCCGTGGCCGCGAGAGATGTTCCGCTGACTCAACCGTGGTCCCCGGTCTCGAGTCTCACGTTCAATCCAGAAGGCTTGATCGGCGTTCGCCCAGTGAGCGCCGGACCAAGGTTTTCCAATTTCAATAGGGTGGGTGCATTGGTAATCGTGATTTCCTGCGCCCACGGTTATCCCGGCCGGACGGAACACGCAAGGCTTGATGTGATCTCTCTGGCCGTGTAACCGCTGCGGCACTGGTGGGGCGTTACGGTCAATGTCCTTGTCGGTGTGGTGACGCCACATCCGGGTCATGTGCGAGAAGATCATGTCTCCGGTCTCCTGCTCGAGAACGACGCGAGGATTGGCTCCCCACGGAGCTGGATAAACGAACTCGTCCATATCCACCAGGACCACCCAGTCGGCGGGCGATTTCCTGATGGCGTCGTTAATCCAGTTCATTTTGTCTTCGTCGTCGAAGGTGCCATCCGGCCGCTGATCGGTGATGACGTTGAACACGTCAACCCAAGAATAATGATTCCTAAAAAGTGGGAGTAAAAATTCCTCCCGATAAAAACAAGTGATTAGTTCTATGGTCATGGGTTTGCGTCCAGTTGCATGATTGCCCATTTGAGGTAGATGGCTTGATCTAAACACTCCTCGTAGGCGTGGTTCAATTTCTCCCGCATGTCCGCTGGATTTTCAGCAACGGTCATGCCGTATTTCTTGATGCCTATCTGCTGCCGCGCTGCGATGTCCTGACAGACGATGGCCTCAACTCCGGTGGGTTGGTTCATTTCTCCTTCCTCAGGATGCAAAGGTCTTTGCTGATGAATATTTCTTCGATGTCGTTCTGGCCGTAGATCACGGACGGAATGAATGTCTCCACGAATTCGATTTGAGTCGGGAATCCCGGTGTGTGGCTGGCATTAAACTGAGCCTCGGTCAAGTCCTCGATAACGTAGCAACCACCGGGCTTCACTTTCCCCCAGAGCGAATTAAACGACAAGATGATCGGGCCGGAGGCATGGCTACCGTCGTCAATGATGACATCGAATTGATCGGTGTGCCTCTCGGCGAAACGCTGCCAGAAGTAAGGGTCCATCTGGTCGCCCTTCTCGAACACGAACCGATTCAGGTGTTCCTGTGGAATCCCCGCCTCGTTGCAAAAGTCGGCGATGTCCACGCCGTAGATCGTGGCCTGCTGGAAATACTCCAGCCAGATTTTGATCGAGGCGCCCTTATTGAGGCCGATCTCCATAAACCGAATCGGTTCATCGCGCCAACGTCCGAATTCCCGTTCATAAATCTTCAGGTAGTCGTGACAGATGAATCCCTCCTTGGGGGAGCGTTTGTCTGACCAGAGCGCTGGCACGGTTTCCCGGCAGGCGATCTCGTCCATAGTTGGTCTCCCACCAGGTCCGTAGGTCTCGAATTCTGAGTCTGTTTGCATAGGATTTCGTATGTGCAGCATTGGGTTGTTTTTTCTATCTTTCAGGAACCCTAAAATCAATCCATCTCTGAAAATTAAATCATACTGATCGGTTTCCCATTCTGGATTTTCTTTCCATTATCGCATGGTCTCAAATACGCAACCGTTGCGCTTATGGGGTTGGCCAGCCTGGACTGAAATCGAGGACCTTTGGCCGGCGGGTGCCTTTCCCAATCCAGGTCTCGGCCTCGTATCGGTTCGCCCAGATCGCTTCCGGGAGCGGTGGGAGAGTGAGCAGGTAATCCGACTTTGCCCACCAAAAAGTTCCTCCAAAAAAGGGACTCGGTATCACGCCTCCGTGAACTTCAGGCGTCAGCCAGTGACAGCCCGCGGCGTCGAATCCGGCATCCAATCCCCGGACACATTCGCTCCATCCCCACACGCAGGCGTTCTCCATCCGGCGGCGCCAGCCATCTGCTTGGTTGGGGGTTGATACTCCCTTTGTGTGGTGATAAAGCACGTTCCATCCACGGTGATCAGGCAACCAGGAGCGAAGGACGTTGAGGGTGTGGATTTCGGTCGTCGCGTGTTTTCCATGAGAGATGATCTTCGGCTTCGAGTCGCACAGGCACGCCACGGCAAAGCAATCAGCATCCCCTCCGTTCACCCCAATGATGAACTCCTGAGCGGCATTGGCGAGACCGCTGCGCTTGAGGGCGTCCATCTGGGCAGAGATCAGGGCCAGCGCATAGTCCGGGTCGATCTGACGCTCCCGGCCGCTGATGATGCAATGGTAGAAAATCGCGATTGGGCTCATTTTGGTGCTGGCTGATTTCGGTCGAGGTGCTGGTCGATGAGTAGGGAATCGTGGCGCGTAACATGGTGCCATGCCTCCATCTGGTAAGTGCCGCTCCATGTGACCATCAATGGTTCGAGGCCAATCTTTTTACTCCAGAGCGTGATCGAATCCGTTCCATGCTCGAAAGAGTATCGGTTGGAATCGGAAATCCTGTGCGGGTATGCGTTGAGCAGCTCGGGCGGAATCCAGAAGGCGGTCGTCCTTAGGTGGGGCAGTGGCGTGTGAAATCCCCAAGGCCCGTAAACTGCGGGGCCATTCTCCATGTAGGCGAGCGCGATGCGATCAAGCCAGCCTGGGCGGTGGAAGTAAATCGGAGAGCCAAGGCACATCATCAAATCGCACTCGATCATGTCAGCCGCCACCTGATACGCGCCAATGTCCTTGCCGTAATTGTTGTGCTTGAAGAAACGAACCGGCAGCGGTTTGAAAAGGTCCCGACACCAGTCACCAATATCCACGCCGCCGTTGATGGCAACATGGATTTCATGATCGGTTTCACCGGGCGGGTTCGTCATGTAACTCTCCACAAAACGACGCGCCATCGGCATATAAACTCGAGCCAGCGTCGTTGGAAAAATATAGATGATCGCGACTTTCACGTCGTTGGAGTCATCGCTTTTTCTTCGGACAACACCCAGCAGTTCGCGTCGAGCGCCTTGCGAGTTTCTTCTCCCATGTGTGACAATTTATACTTCAGCGGAGTCTGCACCAATAACTTAAGAGGGCAAAGGCACGCAGAGCATGTGCCTAATTGGTCATCAACCGACGTGAGCAGCTTCCTGCTTTCCAATTTCTCGAACTGCTTTTTAATAACCTCCGCAGCGGGGCGAGTGAACCACTCCTCCAAACCGCCTTTTCCGTTAAGTGGACATTTTACGCAAACTACAGCGCGGCATTCTGCGTGACTCCGCTCCACTGCCGGTTCTCCTGATTCAATCCAATCATTCAAACTCTTGACGCCCTGCCACACCTTCTTAATCTTTCCGGCCACAGCACCGATTTGCTTTTGGTCGAGGGGTGACAGGGCTTTGAATTTTGGGGAGGGAGCGGAGACTGACGGAAGCATGATGTAATCGTTCCATCCCATGCGCTCGCAGAGTGCGGCGTTGTAGGAATCAATGTAATCGGCGAGCGCGGTTCGGTCGGATGGGTATCCACCCGCCTTGGCTGCCGCTGGGTTGGCCGCAAGGTTCGCCGCCGCTGAGTTAACGATGGAATCGAACGAGGCGAACGGGGCTGACTTGTATCCGGTCTGCGGGATGTAGAGCTTAAAACCGCCTGGGATTTGCTTTTGTCGGTTCTTGAGTCGTGACATGGAATGGTTGTCTCAGATTTTATGCTTGCAGTCAAGCCCGAGTTGTTGCACAGTCGCAACACATGAAATCTTTTTTCGTATTCGATGTTGAGTCGGTCGGACTGCACGGCGAAGGGTTTGCTGTTGGTGGCGGTGTATATCTCGAGAATGGGGCGGTTCAATGGGGATTCCGAATGGCGTGCCCGTCCAGCGAATGCATCGGCACTGACGATGATCGGAAGTGGGTTGCGGAGAACGTGCCCATGCTGGATGTCACACACAGGTCTCCTGTGCAGTTGAGAAGTGCTTTTTGGGAACTGTGGCTCAAGGCCAAAACTGAGGGCGCGGTTGCCGCTGTTGAGTGCGGGTGGCCTGTGGAGGCAAAATTTCTTGGAAGCTGCATCACTGATGACCCGAGTCGGAAATGGGACGGTCCTTATCCGCTCCATGAAATATCCAGCTACATGGCTGCTGCTGGAATGGACCCGATGGGAAAATACGAACGCACCCAAAGTGAGCTCCCAGTTCATGACCCGTCCGCTGATGCTCGACAGTCAGCGCGACTGCTTTCGGAGGCGGTTTTCAAAATCAAAAACAAATGATTCTCAGCCAACTCATCAAAGCCTACCGTGCCGAGAACAAAATCTCCCTGAGGAAGATGGCGCTCGAGATCGGGATTGACCACACCACTCTCTGCCGGTTTGAAAACGGCGACACTGAAACCCTTAGCATCGACAACTTCCACAAGATTCTCGTGTGGATTTTCGGCCCATAATAAAATCATGCCGAGAGGAGTTTACAAACATAAGCCGTGGAGTGATGAGCGAAAACGCCGCCACTCGTTAGCGCTCATGGGGCACCCCGTTTCTGAATCCTTTAGAATTAAAACATCAGCCCGTATGAGATTGCATCCCAATTCAAAATTTCATTCGTCCCAGAAGGGAATCAGTTGGGATAAAGGCCGAAGGCAGAGGTGGTCTGAACAGCAGACCGGAAAGACTGGGAATCCTCACAGCACTAAAACGAGACTGCTTATGAGCAGAATTGCTAAATCGAGAAGGGTTCGCACGTTTGTGGATGATTCCAAAATATCCCGAAAGGGATGCGAGTGGAAAATATGGCGAGAGTCTGTTTTCAAAAGGGATAAATTCACCTGCCTTAAATGCGGAGTCACCGGAGGGGAAATTCACCCACACCACATTGAAAATTTTTCCACCAGGAAAGATCTTCGATATTTGGTTGGCAATGGAGCAACGCTGTGTCTAAAACACCATATAGAATTTCACTCCAAGTTTGGGAGAAAGAACAACACTCGAGATCAATTAAATGAGTTCATCAAATGAGTCGATCATCAAAGCATACGAGCGAAAAGGTTACGTCCAAATTTCTCCGGGAGAATGGGTCCATCGTTCAGATCGACGTTTTAGGGATGGTGTGCCCGTCGTTCAAAAATGCGAAGCGAGCGATCAGGGACCGCGACACCGGGAAGATGCGAACCCTCACCCAAAAGTCCGTCGCCCAAAGAAAGAAAAATCTGGAGGACGCTATCGTATCGGCATTGTTTTCCTCTTTGCCGACCGACGCCCCCACGACCCAGATGGATGCTGCGCTACTGTCCTTGATTGCCTCATTGCCGCCCGACGACGACTGGAAGATTTTAAGTCGGCTCGCGATAGACAGCGCGCTCTCCCCGGAACACGGACCAGCGATTAGCATCGTCATCGAAAAAGTATCATGAGTCCCCTCAATAAAATGTGCGAGCTCTGCAAGGATGACTGGCAGGGCAAGCGTCCGGAGTCCACACACGCCTACTTCATCGGCAACGGGAAGTGGCGCGGCATCTGTGAGACTCACGCCAAGGAGAAAATGAAAGCTGCGATTTTCGTTACCACAGTGGAGGCCCTGATGAAGGGCTCCGAAATAAAATGGGAAAAATAAATATGATACCTGAACGACCAACTGACCTGAACGAACTCGCCATCGCTGTCCACGAGATTCACGAAAAGTGGTGGGTGGACATCAAAACCGGAGAACCGATAGCGCGCAACGCGAAGGAACTCCTCGCGCTCACGATCTCTGAAGTTTCTGAGTGCCTCGAGGGTGAGCGCAGGAATATCTGGGACGACAAGCTGCCTACTCGCAAGATGGCGGAAGTGGAGATGGCTGACACGAAGATCAGGCTGCTCGACTTCGCTGCCGGATTTGGAGTCATGCTGGCGAAGATGGAATTGCCGGGTCCGATTCCAGACAACAAGGGTGAGGCCCTTTTCAACCTGATTCAAGCGCTCACCATGATAAGCCAAGGCCCACAGTGGATTAGTCTGTGCCTCTCCTACATCGACGCCTACTGCGTCAAGTTCGGATACGATCTGGACGGAGCAATGTGGGAAAAGTTGGAATACAACAAGACACGACTCGACCACACTCATGAGGCTCGCCAACAATCAGACGGAAAACGATTCTGATGAAAACTTACGTGCTGGGATTTTGTTTCGATCAAGACCTTAAAAACGTCGTCCTGATTCGCAAGAACAGGCCGACGTTTCAAAAGGACCTTCTCAACGGACTGGGCGGTGAGCTAAACGAAGGAGAGCAGATGCGTGATGGCATGACGCGCGAGTTCCGAGAGGAGGCCGGGGTGGACACCGAATGCTCTGCGTGGAAGCACTTCGGCCACTTTTATGGAAAAGGGTTTCGAGTGTGCTGCTTCGCCCTACGAGACCAGCGCTCGTTCGACATGGCGAAGACCATGACTGACGAGCACATTGAAAAGCACTTCGTTGTTGGAGTGTCAGGGTGGGACACGGTGGATAATCTGGACTGGCTGATTCCGATGGCCATTGACGCCCTGAGATCGAACGGGATGGCGATGGCATTGGAATACCTATGAGCACAATAAAACCAACAGGGGACCGGCTGCTGGTCTCCCCCACGAAGACCGACCGGAATCCATCGGGCAAAGTCATCATCCCCAATACGGTGTCGAAATGGGAAGGCGATGGAGACCACGAGTTCTGGGTCTGCGCGGTGGGTCCGAAGGTGGTGGGAATCAAACCGCGTGACCGGATTGTCTGCCAGTTCGATCACGACAACGTGGAGCCGGTTTACGCTGGAGACATCTACCGGCGCGGGTTCATTCGCCAGTCGAACGTGCTGATGGTGTTCACTGAAAACACTCAGGAAGGATTACGTTCTCAACCCGATGGTGGAACAACGGTTTGATGTCTTCGGGTTTGTGGCCGGCGTATCCGCAGCCGATGGGCGTGACAAAGAATTCCAATTCCGGGTGGGCGATGGCGAACATGATGAACTTGTTCACCGACCACTTTATTTCAATCGGTTCGAGCGTGTGGAAGCGGAGTCCCCGGTGATGCCTGGTCGGTGGCAGAATCTCTCGAGTCGGGATGGCGTAAGACTGGCCGGAGAGTCCTTCGCCGACGCCGCGGACAGCGCCGAACAATTGCTCCGCGACTTTGGCCGCGCCCTTTCCGTGGACGCCCTGGACGTTGGAGCCGAACACGAAGATCTGGTGAGGTGCGAGGTGGGTGATATTTTCGGGTGTGGTTTTCATTTTGATTTATTCCGAGCGTGCTTCTCGTTGGCTATCAGTTCCTCGGAAAGTTCTTCAATCGCGTCCACCATACCCCTCAGGGCCGCCACGCAGTTTTGGAACTTCAGCGTGAGTCGAATGCTGGAGTAAGGTCGGGGTTGGATTCTTTTTATCTGAAGATTCGTTTGGTTTGTAGTTTTCATTCTTTGAAAGCGAGTGTGGGTGGATGGGTTCATGCTTTTATAATTTTTCCATCGGCCGAGTATTTCCAGAGGACTCCCCCGGCCATTTCAACTTTTCGGTCCCATTCGTTCAATCGTTCCCGCAACCAGCCGAGCTCCCAACTGATCCTGAGCTCGGAGTCCTCCTTGGATTCTCCCCGGAAGGGGCAATCCTCAAAATGGCCACCGGATAAAAACCACGACTGGCCAAGGGCTCTGGGTTCGGGAATGTCTTCCATTTCATTCGATTTCCGGGATGGAGTTTTTGGTTATTCGTTCGAGGTGTTCCTCCTCGTGCCGGTCGAGCTGTTCCTGGGTGGCTCCGTTCGCTTCCATGCGGAGGTGTTCAGCTTCACCGGCGAGCCCGCTCGGACCTGACTTCCCCTTCTTGGCGCCGCGGTATTCCCGCTGCTTTCGGGCGTTGTAGGCGCGGGTGGAAAGTGTCCGCATCAGGTCTTCAAACTTCTGGCCGTTGAGGATTAACCAGCCGTCGGGCACCCGCTGGATGCGCCGGCCTTCATAGGGCTGAGGCTCAATCCGGCGCGTGTCGGGGGACTCCAGCACTTTCAGGGCGTCGATCACTTCCTGCTCGGTCATGTTGGCCCGGCGAGCGATTTGGAAGGCGTTATATCGGACTACGTGGTCAGCCTCCTTGAGTGGCAGCATGGCAATCCAAACCAGCCTCACCGTGTAGGGCTCCTGCCAGATGGAGGAATCCAGCATCGAAGTGAAGATCGGGGCAAAGGAGTTTTTCATGACTCAGGAGGTGGGGGTTCTTCCGATTCTTCGGCCGGTGTTTTTCTCGACCTGAACTGCGCGGTCGTCCCACAGTTCGATCATCCCGAAGTCTTTCAGGTTGGTGATGGGAAGGGCAACTCCGATGTGTTGGAAGCACCAGGATTCGATAGTGGCCCGGACTTTTGAGATGTCCCGGTCGTCCTTGGTGGTGCCGACTCGGGCGGTGAAGATTCGGACTTCATAACCCGCGGCGAGCCAGTCCTTCACTCGTTTGACCATCGGTTTGATCGGCTCTCCGATGTGGTGCTCCCCCTGCCACCCGTCGTAGTGGGCGAGGGTTCCATCCAGATCGACTCCAATCCAGCCATTTTTCTGGGGTCTCATACTCCCTTTTTCTCATACCCCAAACACCCTGTCAAACAAATAATACACTGTGTATGTCAATTGGTAACCCATCCATATTCGTGTAGACATGGAAATGGATATGGAAATACTCAGAGGGGTCTGGGTCGATTTCAAGTCTCCTTTGCCATCCACGCCGAGATATCAAAAAATTCCGCGATGTCATGAAGGACTCCAGGTATCACGTTCGGCAAATGTCCGAGTCGGGGACAACTTGTGGGCGCTTCCGGGTGAATCTTCCGGAGTGGAGATGTGTGACACGATTTGATCGCGCCCCCCCCCCCACAACTCCCACAACTCCCAAAACCAGGCAAAGATTTCCTACCTACGTTATCGTTATCGACTCTTGACACAGTTCCCTCAAATA